ATGATACTTCTTCCCGAAGGGTGCACTTGCTCCCAATTATCCGTATCTCCAAAGAACTGGAAAACGTCCGCGTCTGCCATCTCAGTTGATTGGCAGATTCAATATTATTTTAGGGATCCGAACGAAATGGACCGGTACCCTAATGGCAAACTTATTGTCGTAAAAGGTATGAATTGTTTCAAAAATATCCAAGAACGCAGAGCGGTTACGAAGCAAATAATGCAGCACGAATTGGAAAATTTGCGCTCGGGATTCAATCCGATCAAAGCTGGCGATCTGAACAGACGGTCTGATTTTTCTCCCAGAACTCCTTTTATCGAAGCGCTTGAAAATATTCTTTGTCATCTTTCTTGTGCTCACAACACGCGAATTGACATCAAGAGCACGATTAGACATATCGCAATTTCGGCAAGAAAACTCCGGTACGACACGATGCCGATTGGCAAAATAAGACGCAAGCATTTAAAACAAATTCTCGAAAATTGCAAGGCATCGAATAATACCTATAATGCTTACAGGAAAAATCTCGGAATTCTTTTCAAAGAATTGGTAGAATACGATGTCGTTGAAACGAATTACCTCCGGGACATTTCAAAACGCAAAGTCGTAAAACGAATAAAGAAAATATTATCGCACGAAGAGTGTAAGAAAATAAGCGACTGGGCATTCAAGAATGATTATCAGTTTTATTTGTTGATTCACATTTTCTTTCATTCCGGTTGTCGGACAACGGAGATATTCAGAGTAAAGCGAAAGCATGTCAATCTCACGAATCAAACGCTTTTTATCACCGTTATGAAAGGAAATCAACCTTTCGAAGTATTAAAACCGATTAAAGATATCGCGGTCAAATTTTGGGAGGAAGCTATTGTCGGAGCCGGGCCGGACGATTATATTTTTTCGAAAGGACTTCAACCGGGCCCGTTAAAAATCAATCCGCGACAAGCAACGCGGAGATGGAAGCGGCATATAAAGAGTAAATTATTCATTAATTGCAATTGGTATTCACTAAAATACCTCAACACAGATCAAATTGCCGAATCAGAAGGGATTAATTCTGCAGCAGTTTTGAATAGTCATACAAACATTCGTACGACAATGATATATGCTGTCGGAGAAAGGAAAAGACGGATGGAATCAATAAAGAAGATGAAGAATTATTTTGCGTAAGGATTAAACGATAACGAATCCATCACTATCAATTTTACCCGCATGGAAGCATTCGTAAAACGCTTGCCATGTTTTTCCAAAATTCATTTCCAAATGCGGGTAGTCTTTTAATGTTTCCCAATCTCCGCCCCAGGAAAAACCATGCTTTTTAAACACGTTAACGACCTTCATCCAATTATCGTCAACTTTCCAAACGAGTTCGCCATTAACTCTATTACAAAAATCAATTGCCGACCTCCGGGATATTATGAATGATGAAACCAAAGAACAAGAAAGCATGAAAAGGTGGCCACTTTAATCTAAAAACGAATGGAAAAATTAAATATCTACGCCCTCCCCGCACTCCGGGGTGTAAGTACTGCCGACATCATTATTGACATGGTGTGCGAACATTTCAATGTAACGAAAAAGAATTTAATGGGTACGTCAAGGAAACAAATTTTTGTATATCCCCGACATTTGGCAAACTATTTAATACGAAAAACGACACGGTTACGTGTAACTGAAATAGGAAAGGTCTTTGGCCGGGATCATACATTCGTTGTCTTTGCAACAAAAAAGATAAAAGACAAGATAAGTATTAATGAGGATGATATTGTTGATGTTTTAAACTATTTCAAAAACGAGTTATTCCATCATCTTACCATCTCTATGCCATCAACAGTAGAATCATTTATCAAATCCAAAGGACGGAAAAAGGTAATCTACACGTCTGAAAAGGGAGCCGAAACTTATTACAAACTACCTCACTGGTTTAAAGAAGTTAACGGGAGTTTAATTGAGGTGCCGGATGGGAAATTGCCGGATGGTGTGCGCCTAAATGTAGTTTAATTACGCCGCCTTATTCATCACAGCTTTCAACAGTGGTGCTGCCCCGATTTGCAAACTCACCACCCATGCATCGTATTTTCCATCTGCCACATACTTTCCTTTTGTATAGTGGTTTGTTCCGCTCCATAGATACGGTGAATTTATGTCGGGATGATAGGTAACATATCCCCAGCCATTCCAGCGTTCAAATGTTTCAAGGGTTGCCCCGATGCTCCAATCCTGAATCTTGTTTAGGCCGAATTGAGTTATGGCGTCAATAGCTCCCTGTTCCCATGACTGAAACGGGCCTCTGCCTTTTGGGACAATTGTCGTTTTCTTTTTCCATGACTGACCGTTGCCAAGATATGTGCCCCAGTTCATCTCTCCTTCCATTTGGTGAATGATAGCGATGTGATACCATTTTATAGGGTTTGAGAATTTGTGTGAGACAGTTTCATAGCGTTTTTGATTTGACAACATCCGGCCAGTGATTGCATTTATCCTGGCTGGTATATTGTCAAGCAAGATTTTTCCCGTTGTGCTCACAATGTTTTGCCTTATTTCGATTGTTTCGAATAACCGTGCTCTTTTCTCTGCAAATGTTTCGGGTTTGGCTGAATACGCTTCTACAAGTGTAGGTGGCTTTAGCTCATACGGCCTGTTTTTAACTTTGACATAATCGTTAAGCCTGTCTCCATAAGGCTTAAGAATGTCTCCAACAAATGAGTTTCGTATGGAATTATACCAAGTCATTTTTTATTTACTGGTATATAATTATCACAACATATTTTTTCAACGCTTTTGAAGAATTTGAAAGTTGCATAAGACTGATGCGGTCCACCTTTTGCTATGTAACGGAAACATTTTTCTTTTAAGGGGCATTTGTGATTTAGGCAAAGTGTAATATCCATTTCTATTTAATTTTTTCGTTTTTATAAATACATTTGAGTACATCACCGGAGGCATCATTACCAACAACCATAAAAGAAAATAACACATCGTCTTTGTCAGCAATAGACATGAATTTATCGGCAATGGCATGGCCGTAGATAGACGTGGTTAAATGATTGTCGTTGGCAAATTCTTTGAGATATATTTCTGAATATAAGTTTCCTTCTTTGATGAATAGCATGGTGATTTATTTTATTTCTGTAAATACATTACAACCCCAACCAGCGCAATACTCATGATTGCAACGATTATAAAAATCCATGTGTTTCGTGAATCTTTTGTCATCGTTTTTTAAATAGCATTATGACCAAAAATCCTATTATGATAGCTCCGATTACATCCGTCAAAATGATTGTAAAATTCTTTTCCTTAATCGTTTTATTTGCATCTGTTAGCTGACCCTGCACAGCAAGTAATTGACCTTGTGCGTAAAGCCGTTGATCTCTTTCAGATGCCCACAACCTTTTAAGTTCAACATCTTCTTTTTTGATTGTGTCAACCCGAATATTTGTTATCCTAATCGTTTTTGTAAACAACTTTTTCAAAGAATCTAAATTCAGCTTCGGACAATCTTTTATGATAATGCTATCCACATAAATAGGATATGCAATCGAATCATAAATCGTTGTGTCCTTACCGGGGACATAAATATTATTTGGCAAAACAGGATGCAAACCAACTGCAACATTATAAACCCGGTCGGTAAGGGAGGGTGAAGATAGTACCCTCCCAATTGCTTTTCTGTCCCGTGATTCTTTGATCGCGTTGCAGGAAAAAAGAATTAACGCTGCTGCTGCTATCAGGGCAAAGATTTTCATTGCGGAGCATTTATAAAGTTCGACGCAAGGTTTTTGGCTGCTGCCAGTAACACAAACGAATCTGTGATTATCTTTTGCGCTTTTTCTCCGGTCATGCCTTTGAACTCCTCTGCCAGCTGTGCGGCCTCTGTGGTGCTTAAATCAAGGGCTTCATTTACGAAGTCATCTTTTGCTTTGACCAGTGCCGGAACCTGCAAAATGGGCGGTAAAAGCCCTACTGCTTCTTCCAGCGTTATCTTGCCATCGCTCAATGCACCTTTGATGTTAGTGCCAAAGTCAACTCCGAACCTTATTACCTTTTTTAGGTTCTCGATACCAAATTTTTCGTCCATGATTATAGTTTTTGATTGTTTAAAAAAATTTTTGTCTTTTGTGTTTTTGCGAGTGAATCCTCTACCTGCTTTATGCTCTTTGCCTCATCAGTCGGTGATAGATATTTAGCAATGACGTTTGTAAAATTGAGTGCAAATGCAATCCCCGTCCTTGCTGCGTTCATTAAATGGTGGCTTAGCTTTATTACCGAAAAAACATCATTTAGGAAGCCTAATGCGGCGGCAATAATTAGCACATTAAGAACCCATTTATAGCTGTCGCCAACCTCCAAATTTTCTTTTTGGGATAGTTTGGAAAAAATTGAGATAAGTGTAAGTATCAATGATGTTGCAATCGTTGATGCAGTTTCTGGCAATTGCAATGAAGGCAATGCGGATTGCGCCCCTAAAAGAAGGAGCGACATTATCGAATATATCTTTGCTTTTGTCGGCTTCATAATCATTGAGCTAAATAGGTGGCTACGGTCATGATGAGAAAGAACGCGGATGCGGCAATTATAAACCAGACATTTTGTACAAATCTTTCTCCTTTGAGTTTATCTTTAATGCGGTAGAAGGCGTAGTTAGCAACGGCTCCGAAGATTGCACCGCACACAATTGGGTAAAGGATATTTGTAACAGTAAAGGGGATGAAGCCGGAAACATCTGCCCACATAAAATGAACATACAGAGCGAAAGAACCGAGTAGCACTATCCCCGCTATTACGAACATCATTACATCTAAGAATTTTTTCATTTTTTTTATTTTTAAAGTTTAATATAAGCAAATGTTGAGGCGGCCATGAGTGATAATTTTAATCCCATCCCTTGCAGCGTTGTTAGGCCACGCAGGAAGTTGTCTGTCTTGCTTTCGTCAATGTCAATTGAGCCTCTGAAATTCCAATCAAAACCTCTTATGACGTTGAACAGGCCATCATACAAAAACCAGTAATAGGATGACATCATAACGATTACCGCTGCAATAATTATAATGAAAGTGAAGTCAAAAAATATCTTGTCAATAGTTGTTTTGTACCAAACAAAAAGACCAAACGACACCATAAGCATTGCCCATCGGCTAACTGAATCAGAGGCATGGTTTATCACTTCATCCGCTTTCCACAGATTGTAATTATAATTTAAATGCCATGCCATCACAAGAAAAAAAGCTATGATAGCACCGACCAGTATAAAAGTTTTCGATTTCATTTCTTCATGTATGTATTGATTAGAAATTGTTGTGTCTTAATTTCTTTTTGAATCGAATCAACTTTTTCAATCAAGGAATCCTGCTTATTTATGAGGTCTATAACCTCCTTCGCTGTAACATTTTTTCTTATCATTTCATCTCCGTGTGTCTCGGGTTTTAAAAATATTATAGCAAACAAAAAAACGAGTGCCATCTTTACTGTCTTTACTTTCATCTTCTTAACTTATTTAGAATTAATGAATTTTCTTTTTTTATAGATTCATTTTCTTTTAAAACATCGTCTAAGCGTTCTTGTAACCTCACTCCTTTGTAGTACATGTAATTAAACAAGCTATCGTACTTGTGAAGTTTTTCCTGCCTTAAAGAATCTATTTTTTCCATTTGCTTAATTCTTTGGTTATAGTTTTCTTCCAAATGATTTTTCTCTGTTGAGTACATCACCGAAAGAGTTATCACGGCTACTATCAAAAGATATAATGCAAGCCTCACCCCCGGCTGCTTTACATCCTTTAATACCCTTATGATTTCGAGTTTTATATTGGTAAGCATTTCTTCTCATTGTTTCAATTTTATTTTGAAGTTCCCCCTCAACTGCATCTTACCTAAGTTGGGTTGAGGTATAACACTTGAATCCTTAATCAGCACAATTCCGGTAAAAGGTGCTAACGTGATAGAGCCTGGATATTGATTGCCTCTTGCATCTATGTATCCTCCATCTAATGGAATTGTCTTGCTGCTTGTTGTTGCGTTGTACTCAAATCGCAAATCCTCCGGATTGGTAACTGTTTTTGATACTGTTGTGGAATTGGCGTCCTTGCCGGAATAGGTTTTCCATCCTGCCAGCGTTAAGTTTCTTCCAAACCAAGAGGCGTCTGTTGTTACCTTTGAATTTATTATTGTAACATTATCGATTGGCCGTGCATAAATATTACTATCAATGCGAATTGTATCTGCACTTGTTGGTATCCCGCCATACTTACTGTTAGTATACGATAGTACGGCGGAATTGACAGGTTGGTTAGATGCGGGTAAATTATAATAATTTACGTGTGGATATTTTTCTATGACAATGTTATTTGTTACTGAATTATTATTGAAAGGTGGGGCATCAACAACATTTGATTGACTGATATAAATTCCTGAACCCTCTGCGGCAAATACTGTGTTGTTGAAAACACGAGTATTCTCAATGCCTTGCAAGATTATTCCTGTACCAGTGTTGCTGATGTAATTATTATAAATGGATATTCCGGAACCAAAATCAATATAGATGCCGCTTCCGTCGAATGGCGGTACTGCTGTTGTAATCCCCTCTGCTGTGCCGTTGTTGTCGATTAATATATTTCCATAAATAGCGGCATCTGTAACTTTTTTCCCTGCCGCACTTGTCCATATGTATATTGCCCCCACATCGTTCCTTGTGATGCCTGAATTACTCACCTTGTTGTACCTGACCGTATCGCTAAATCCAGAGAACTTAATGCCGATGTGTCCTGTGCTATCCAGTACATTATACTCGATCACGGTACTGTCATTCCCTGGCGACCAAATGCCGTCTCCAATCCAATCGTATGCCGCACCCCCCCAACTGCCGCTGCCCGGGATTTTGTTTACATTTTTAATATTGTTGTGCCCGACATAGCTATTATGCGCCGCCGATCCTATAGATATTGCATTTGTGAATATGTCTGTGAATGTGCAACTATCAATGCGATTTCTAACAGAAAATAATGTAGCATTGACCCCAGAAATAGCTATATTCCGGAATGTACAATTTTCAATTGACACATCTTCGCAATAACCAAGCCTGACAGCCATATTTGCGGCTCCCTCAAATGTGATATTTCGTATGGATATAAATTTGCTTCCGTAGAGCGAAAACAAAGTGTCCAGCTGTGCCACCTTTACATCGTAAGACGCGGGATTATTTGCGCCGAAATACATTGAGAATTTGTTGATGCCATCGCTATACCATTCATTTAGCGTGTCGAGTGTCGCTATGTGATTTTGGATAAAATAACCAAATCCATTTGATGCAGCAAGATTGATGTCTGTTGAATTTCTTGTGTAATAGATAGAATCACCTGATTGTTTTGTTATCTTGTCGCGAGTCAGCGTCCAACTTGATTTTCTTATTACCACTTCACCGCCTATGAATTGTTTTGCAGACGATCCGGCGGAATAAATAACAGAATCGCCAGAAGGATTTCCGTACACAGTAAATCCTTTATTTGGATAACGTCCTCTCCCTTGCACCCGTCCATTGACAAGTACAACCTCTACGTGTGCGCCTATATTTTGAGTAATTTCCCAAATACCGCCCCCCTTATCAACCCATCCCGTGAGCGTAGTAAATCCCGTAATGATTGGATTATTTCCCGTTCCGTATGACGTGTAGATAATACGACTTGCAGATGTACCTGTCAAATATCCAGCATATATTTTACCGTAAAAAGTATCGCCACGGTTAAAGAAAATACTATCCCCTGATGTGAACCTAACTGTATTAACTTTGTCAATTGTCCGCCATGCGGTTGCGTCTGAAAGTCCGTTGTTACTATCATTGCCCGCGTTCTTAACGAAGTAGTTTGTCGCAAAAACAGAATTGCAGAAATACAGAAATAATATCGTTAGTGTGTACTTCATTGTTAGTCTGTATTAACTGTCCAGCCTCTCGAAATCATATTATTCTTCGCTGTTAACCCATCACCAGTAGGTGTCCTTCCTGAATATTGTCTCACATTAATTGTGCCGGAGGCAACGGTCGGTAATTTGCTGTCCAGGTAAACCAATGCTGCATTCACCTGCGCGACTGACCATTTTGGAATCATAGCTGTTAGTATTATCGTTGTAATAGTTGATGTAGGCAATGCCGCCGGAGCAAATTCGGATAAGTTATTACCATCTAATGATATCTGTGTTAATGTGGGTAATGTAGTTGGGTTGAACGTTACCAGATCCGACTCTAAAATATTCAGTTTCTTCAATGCAGATGGTAGCTGAATCGTGTCTAACCATTGTTGAGATTTAGTAAATGTACTCCTAAATAAGTCAAGTACAGTGAATTTCTTTACATTAGCAACGGCAATAACTTTGAGACTATCTATTGCCTTGTTTACGATCAGTTCTCTTACTACCCCATATCTTGTGACGTAAAAACTTGGAGTATAAAATCCTGCTGTTGAGTACTTATGTGCCACTTTTTGTTGATATGCGGATGGATATGTAGTTGACGTTCCATCACCCCAATTGGCTATAATCGTAAATGTGTCAGAAACCGAATTCCATCCATTCAAACTAATAGAAACCGTATCCGAATATCCGCTGCCTGCCGCTATCGCAAGAGAAAAATCTGTTTGAGAAAGTCCTGGCACTTTGTCTAAAAACTTCACGTTAGTACCGTTACGGTACATCTCACCTACTGCAACGCCGCCCTGAAATGCTAAAGTGTCTGATGCAAAGTTCCTTGCCATCATGTCAATAACCTTACTTACCTTATATACCTTGCCGGCCGAATCAACTGCAATGTTGTACTTGCCTGCACCAGTAAACTTGGGTAATACAATATCCCCGAATATTTTCGTCTCTGCACTTGCCGTGTTTCCAACAACAGTCTGATTGTCCTTATCAGGATACGAGTTATTGCCTACAGAAACGGTATTATTGAACTGAGGATGCGGTATTAGGATAGCTCCGGTTGCTACGCTTGCACCTTTGCTGACCCCACTAATAGATAACGTATTAGCATCAACAACGGTAGCTATGTATATACCATTATTTGAAAGTCCTCCTATTGCCTCTGTACCCTGCTTGTAAGTAACTGGAATCTTTTTACCTACGGGTGCGAAATTGTGTCCAGTGATTGTGATATTGGTTCCTGTTATATTTGATGCGCCAAACGTTTTCTGATTTGCAACATCTTCATAAAAACCGACACCACTTTGACGTCCGAGTGATATATTTCCTTCGCCGTATGTATTGTAGTAACCGGCCGCACTCCCGACTGCGGTTATATTACTTGCTGAATCTGAATTGTATAAAGCATCTGAGCCAGTTATTGTTAATCCGCTACCTGCTTTATTGACTCTCGCAGCATACGGCCCGAAGACTACGTTATCAGTTCCTGTCGTATTATTCGCATTTGCATTTTGGCCAGCGGAGATACTGAATTTTGCTACATCTATCCTGATGTTATCCAGCAAGTTCTTTATAGAATCTGTCCATCCGGTCGAAAGTCCGATTGTACTGTCATTAATTGGAACAGACGGATATTGAGTATATACAGGTTGATAAGGAACTTGGAACCTTTGGAGTGTGTCGGTCTTTTTTACATAATTGTTAAGGGAAGCAGTGTCCGCTTTTGCAGCTATATTTGGCAGTGACTGCGCCCCCACAACTCCGTTTGCATCCGTCGTAACCATTCTATTGCCTGTTCCTGCTAAGGATGTTATTCTTGCCCCTCCATCTACTTGCAAAGCGTTACTTCCGTCGGAGGTATTTGTACCAATAAGGAGTGCGCCACCAGATGTTAATGCACTGCCAACCAATGATACTACGCCAGCAGATGGGCGCCAAAATTGAACATCGGTATATGCACCACTCGTTCCGAACTGTATCCGTCCGGCGCTACCAAACGATATCCCCTCCGGATTGAAAGTTACCTTAGTTCCATTCGTTGCATCTGTTATGTTTAAATAATGAGATACGGAGGATGCTGGAGCTATTGTCCATTGCCCCATCGTTACAGCGGTAGAATTTACCTTTCCATCCACAGTTAACCTTCCTAACGGTTCTACATTTCCTATCGTTACTGAATCACCTGTATATCTTATCCCTGTTCTGTAAGCCGAAAACCATGAAGCTGGTACCCGTGCATTTGTTGCAGCAAGTGAATCCAAAAACTCTTGCCCATCAACGACAGTTCCCGTTGACCGGCCAAAGTTCTTATTGAATGCTGTGCCTTTAGAGAATTTAGGTTCATAAAGACCGTCCGCTGTTGTCTTTGTAAACGCAGGGGCTATCTTCAACGTATCATTATCCATGAACGCGATATTTCTCGGGGCCATTGAAACGGAGTCCGGACTCATAACAATAGTAGAATATCCCCGTCTTATTTGTTGTGTTTTATCAAAGACAATTTTAAACCTGTCCGTATATGCGAGAGGGGCAAGATTTAATGAAAATGAAAATGTATCTCCAGTAGGATGTATGAGTGATTTAAAACCAGTCTCACTATCATATAGATAAGCATCATATTTTGGCCTGCCATTGAAAATGGGAACCATGTACACGCTATCTGAATTACCGCTGATCGCACTCGGATTTTTCACACGAAGAAATATTGTATCATAAGACGTCCGACGCTCGACTACAAGTGTCCTACCACCACGTAACATACCACTCCCATCAATTGAATTTGCATCATATCCATCCAGATTATCCGAATAATTAGAAGACCAACCATTCGCATGACCATAAGTGGTATCTGAAAATAATACGAGAGCACCGCCTAAAGCCGTAGCCGGATTCCCCGGCCAATGAACCAACCAATTAGGTCGAAAAGATATTATGTTATCCGACGTTGGCAAAACGAGTTTTCCCGATATAATATATGTTACTCCGCCGAAGTGGGTGCTGTCCACGAGGTCGGTTACTATCCCAACAGTATCTGTACGTCGTATAAAAAGACTGTTATAATCCATATCATGTGTTCGTCTTTTGTCGGCAGTCAAATTAGCATTAAAGAAGTTTGGAATTGTATTTATTCTATTCTTCAATGAAGTTGAGCTGTCTTCCAGAGCCTTCTGACTCGCATACTTCGTACTGTCATAATTAATTGTGGTTCCATTCGCTCTCACGATAGCATCTCCGAACGTGGATGAATTAAGTTGGTCTTGCTTGTTCGTCCATAAATTAATTTGGGCCTGAGAAATATTCTTCACGTACTCCGGTACAGCATTGCTTTGTAAATATTTCTTCACTGCAAAAGCCGTTGGCAGCGTAAGACTGTCAGCACTTGCGAAAGTCGTGTCATTCGATATTCCGGTGATGACATCCGCGCCGACAATCAGCTTGGATTTAACCCGCAATTGATCGAAATTTCCGACCTGACTAAATGCAGATATGCAGAATAAAAGCGAAAGAATAAATGTAAATATCTTTTTCGTTTGCATTAAATTGGTATTTTTATTTTGAAATAAAAAATCTTTGTTGATGCGCTGATTCCAGTCAGGTATAACGTCTTCGATGCGCCTCTGGCAAAAACAATCACGAGACATGGAAGGCCTGCTGACGTTATTTCTGTTTCAAAAAGAATATCGTCCGCATTTGGCGAACTGCCGATTTTTATATTGATCGTACCCTCTGGGATAATCAATATTTTTTCCAGCATATAATTTTCGCCAAGTACATAAAATGAATCATTTGCGTAAGTCGCGGATTCCATTTCGAGAATCCCAGATCGTTTATAAGGCAAATCGTTATAATGATTGATACCATCGCCGACTTTTTCATAGCGCGTATCTTTCTCATAGGCCGGCTCGCCGTCTGCCAAAATTGGATTAACGGACGCCCAATTTGCTGCCGTATCGCGTCTTATTTGAATCTGTATTGCCATCTCGTTGAATTAAGCTGACCCACCATCGTAGATTTGATCAATTAAATAAATTGAGGATGCCACACCGCCATCCACATTACCAACGTCACTCCCTGATGCATCTGCAGCGATTTTCTTCCAAGCAGACATATCCCAGTAATATGGCACGCCATTATTAAATTCCGCATCCGTGAGGATGAAAATTACTGTACCATCTTCCACGTCCACGACCGGAAATTCGGGACCAAACGGAATCCCGAGCGACACGAGCGCCTTTAATCGCTTGTAAGAGTTTCCGCCTGTTTGTACGTTCGTATAGCTCATATTTCTGAAAACAAAAAAGGCCACACGATATCACTCGCATGGCCTTTTAAAAGCTCTTTTTATTATGTTGTTTCTTTTGTAAAACTAATAAATTTTTTAAATACGCCGCGCATAAATTACGCCGACGTTTTCAACTCTATTTTCGTTATTTATTCCGTTCGATTCTGTTATACCGGTTTCGTTATAAAGATTGCCGCCTTTTTGATTAGGTTTAAGGAATGAAACCGTGCCCAAATTCGGTGAGGAACTACCGCCGCGTTCGTTTTCCCAATGATACTTTATATTGTGTTTATGATCGCCAACCTGTCCGCTTTGAAACCCTCCGGGGTAAGGTATAAGCCGGCTCGGATCACCCGAGCCTGGAACGTCAAAATTATGCAACCCCCTCTCTGTCATGTAAACCGTGAACGGCATCCAGAATTTCTTTTCTGTCGTATGTAATGAGAATTGGCCGCGCCGATCAGGGTCAATAGTTCCGCCGATGCCTCTCGTATATTTATGCGTTAATGGCAATACGTTATTGATCCACCACCAAAGACGTGGATACTTATCTCCGTCAATTTGCTGCCCCATTTCATAAAGAATACCTGGATGATTTTTATAGCCGAGCGTTACCTTTTCACCAACACTTATCCCTTTGTAATCCCCGATTATTTCCCAATTGTCGCCATATTTACGAAGCAAAAGATGTTCGCCAACACTCACCCAGAATTCATCAAAATAATTATTCCCGGTATTAAATCCGCTGAAAAAAATCTTGTCTGACCCGGCTGTTAGTAATTTCACCTGCACCGGCGTACCCCCGATTGTATTATCGAAATAAAATCCTTTATCGGTCGAAAAGGAATCAAGCAGAGGAAGCGTAATCACCTGTGTTGTTGCACTCCCGTTAAGTCGTATTCTCGCGTTTATTTCACTTGCTAATAAAGATCGTGCTGGTTCGGTAACGGTAATTGTTCCATCGTAAAGCCCAGCGCCACCGCCGGATGTTATCGCGGTTTGTTTGTAAATTATTTCGATAACGACTTTTTCCGCGGATGACAATGTAACATCAGTCAGTATGTCGATCTTTCCCGTAAGAGAATCAAATTCATATTCAATGCCGCCCTCATAATATCGAAATCCTTCTTTAAAGAAACCGCTGATTGTTTTGCCGATCAGATATGGATCCGTAATGGATAAATCGCCCTCTGCCGGGTCGACATCCCGACCTCCATCAACTGTATAAAATCGTCTTTCAAGCAATGTGTCTCCCGTAAACGCATTGACAATCATCTGAGATTGTAGCGTACCGACAGATGAACTTGTCGGCGCGTCATAAAAAGAAACGTAATAATTTTCAGGATCGAGATCGGGAATGACGAAATTATAATTCGTTACAGGCATTGTAATCCAATCTTCCCAAAGAACGATTGACGGTTGAGATACCTTCGCTGCGGTTACATGAATAAAATCCGTGTAATTGACCGTTCCGAGTGTTATTTTTAAATTTACAGACATTTTATAATATTTTTATTCCGCTTCAATATTTATTACCGGTACTGTATTTGCGCTTCCCTGGTTTGATGTATCGCCGAACACACTTGCATCAACTATTATCGTTGCCATGAGTTTTTTATTTGTATCCAAATCAATTCCAAACATTCGACTGTTACGATTAATTCCTTCTTCCACGGTATAAGTAACGCCCCTCATCGGATATTCAAGCGAATCGTCCAGTGTGTGAAATTCGGGTTCAGCGTCCTCTGCTATACCAAATAATTTCCCATCAATACTCACGTGATCGCACGCCCATATTTCATCCAAAAGATTAATCACTTCATCCGGTAACCCGAATTCATCGCCGAATTGCACCGGCCAGCGCTTTGCCGACTTACTTGAAAGAATTGTGGAAGTATATTTTTCGTCAGTATAAATTTCGTTATTTCGGCTTTTGGTAAGAAATCCAAAGTTGCCAGGGATGCGGTATTGAAATTTGATACCTGTTTCAAAAACAACATCTGATCTAAATGTGCTATTGTAATAATTCAAAAGCAGTGTACCTGCGATATGACCGGCAGAGATATACATTACATCTGAGGTGAGCTCTTTTTGATAAGGGCCTTCTGATCCCAGCAATAATCTTAAATAATAACAACCTTCATCTAAACCTGCAAGCGACATTGAAACCTCAAAAGAAAAAGTTCCCGGGATAAATTTATTTGGCAGTCCGACCAGCGCAGGTAATTCAATTATTACATCTTCATCAATATCTATCAATTGAACAATGATCGGATCGAAGGTTGATGTGAATTGCAGGCTTATGATGTCGGTTGTCTGCCAGCATTGTATATGATTAGATTTTATCTGCCAATCATAAAGGCGATCCTTGAAGCTGAAATCTCCCATAAATTTTGTCGAATAGATAGGAGGTACAACTTTTGATTTGTCATAGAAAATGACAGGATTCAACTCCGGTATATAAATGCTATTATTAACCATTGTAATCAATTAAATGCGATAAATCCGTATCTGCATAAGTCAACAATTCGAAAGCCTGCGTCTGTCTGGTTGCAGGTGCCACTGAAACTGAATTAATGATTCCGGCGTAAATATCGCCGTTAAATTCAATTTCGATAAGCGATTGCGGTTTGAGAGATAGTAAGTCCTCAGTTTCAATATTTGCAGAAACATCGAAGGTTAATTTTACAGGGTAAAAGAACCGTGCAGCAAGACTTCCGATATTCACATCTGCATTTTCGGTAATGCCACCCGCAATCAGTTTATTATTCTTATCCGCACTGATAAATTTTAACGTTTTTGTATCGGATAAATAAAGAGATGATCGAATGAAACCACCGATGTTCCGTAACATTCGTTTCGGGCTAAGACCGATATTAAAAACGGATTCCGGTTCCATTAATCCGGTAGCACCCGTATTTAATATCCTATCTAATAAATAATATTCTGGAATATCGCCGGAAGCCGCTTGTGGCGTATGTTCCACGTGAATCAGGAACACATCATTATCACTCTTGTAATCCGTAGAATCTTTATCCAGTTTCGTTGTACGAATTTTTTCTATTTCGTAACAACTTGCAGAAAATGGGCTAATCTTATCGAGAACTTTTGGGCTTTTTGTTGTGCCCATGCTGAATACAAATTTAGTATTGAATTCTTCATTGCCATTCAGTGCGCCGACATCGGATTTTATTTCAGGGTAGCCAATATCGAGTTCATTAAAAAGGTAATCCGCCTCCACGGATGTTTTAAAGGAATGATATGCGGAGATATTTAATGCGATTGGCTGATCTGTCTTGATCGTGTTATCTTTTGAAGTCATATTCACCTTGCCATCCGGTCCTTCAAACAACGCAGCGTCTTCAAAACAATCCCACCATTTATAAAAATCGGATAATTTTATTTTGACTGTTGCATCATCCAGGGCCCGGATGCCGTTGCCCGAGGTGAATACGACATCCTCCAGATCTTTTAATAATTGCGATTGGGCGACCTGATAATTTCCTTCGGTAACCTCATTTATGAGCAATTCAAAAAGTGTTTGCGGTCTGAATGCCCGCGTAAATGTTGCATCACGGCGCGTAATGAAAGAAACTGAAAATTTATTTTCTGAATCGAACTGGATTCCAACATCGGTACCCGGCCCTCCGTAAAATGACCCGTGTAAAAACAATTTCTCATTCGGTTTCAGACTTATGTCGTAAGAAAAGCTGAACGAATATTTCTGATTAACCGACATTCCGACTGCGTTTACAAAGCGATAATCGTCCTGGTCAGAGATAGTCTGCGTGCTTTTCGCAAAGCGCATCCAAAGCGAATATGGAGGCGATGAAACCATTTTGGCGCACGTAAATTTAATTTCGCCCGCAACGGAAACAATCACTTCGTGATTGCTGAAATTCTGCAAAATGCAATTATCTGAAGATAAGATATCTGCTAAATTCCCATTTAATGCCTCATAAAAACTTGATATTGCAGATATGCCAAAATTATCACCTTCACTGTCGAGGTACGTAACGCCAACATTCCATATTTGTCCATAATTTGTCTTATCAACCATTATCGGAGAATCGTCATCGCCGGACATAATCTGATAATTTGCTTTGTCATGTAACCGGATACCATCCAATTTTACATTTATCGTCCGGCTGTCGTTTAATGGAAATTCGTACTCAGTATTTTCATTAGCCTTCAAATATTTTGCAAGTCCATCTTCCAGGGCTGCGCAAGTTACCTTTGTGCCGTCATGCTGAAAGGTTGAAAGATCGAGTTCTGAGCGATAGATTTGTTTATACCAAAATCCATAGCTCGTATCTTTTGTAAAATCCAACCTTTGAGACGAAATAGAGATGTAGGCAGATTCTTCAATGCCTAATTTGTAAAAGATATGCTTCAGGATCCTGGCGCCATCGCGCACAAAGTTAAGTTGTGCAGAGACGGACCTGTCAATTGACCAGTATTTTGCGTTACGGACGTTCTTAATAATTACGTCCTGCCACCCGGACGGTGCGAATTTTAGGAAATAGGGTTGAGCAATCAGTACAACGTCATTACTTGCATTAACCGACCAAAACCGGTTGTCCTTAGATTGAATCGCAAATATGAAGTCTTTTCCCTGCATTGTTTTTTAAATAAAAAAAACCGCTGCAAATTCAATGCAACGGCTTTTGAAAAGCTCTTTAACCCTACAAACTTTAACGCAATAAAATTAAACTATTATCCAGACATTGGGATCAAAATTTTATGCCGAACGATATTTTCGCTGCGTCGTAACTCACTGTTGACGTAGTTATGTTATTGCCGGACACTGTGGTCGGGAATTTATTATACATCACACCGAGGAATGGTGCGACATTCTTACCCGAATAAAATATACATCCAAGACCGATCCCAATCAGAAAACCACCTTTGTATCTAATGAAATTCGACCCCTGGTTGAACGAATAGTTGTAAAATGAATAACCGGGTGTGAGTGTACAATATAAATTCGGTTTCTGGATGTTTGAACCAAAACGAAAACGTAAATCTCCATATGCGGACGTCCTTTGCTTCTGATCGAATTTATATTTTATCATATCAAATCCGGCGCCAAATGAGATATCCTGTGCAATATCGTGGCCGGCCATCACCGATCCGCCGAATCCGTTCTTTAGTGCCTTCGATATTGCAAAATCACCGCCGATCTGAAAATATCCGTTCGATCTTTTTTGCGAAAAACAAATTGTTGGAAGAACGAAAATGACAATCATTATCTTTTTCATAAAGCGTTATTTATGCAGTTTTTAAACAATAAAGATAATAACATACATACAAAACTGCAATATCTCTACCAGTTTGTATTTTCGTCAATATATCTGCTCTGCCGGGCGCCATACTTCCAGAGACCCACGAGTGCACCATCCTTTGCCGTAATATGATTTTCACGCTTGGAGGCGATTTTATTAAGTTGGCTTAGCGACTGTCGCAAAAGTTTATTTTGCGTTTCCATTACCGGATGTAAATTATCCTGATGGCGAATAGACGGCATCTTGGATTGCGTGTTTTTTATTAATGATTCGAAATCTGGAAAAATCGTTTCATGCCGACCAATATATGTCAGCGTATCGCGGGGCGGGGTCTTTTCAATCCGACCATCTTCCCGGACAATATATTCAGAGACACCACCATCACCAACGATTGCAGGACCTTCGTAGCCGCCTGTGTTCTTACCGTGTTTGAATTTGGGGATTGGTTTAGCCAGCACTGCGGCAGCCTGTAAAGCTGCACTCCCCAATACAAACGGTATCTGACCCATAAGAATAGATGCGATTGCATTACCAGCAGCGACACCGGCCGGAACTGCTATTGCATAAGTGGCTCGTACTGCGGCGGCGGATGCTGTAATCTTTGCTATCGTTTCAGCCGTCGTAATTCCGATATTCATTACTGCGATTGCTTTATTAAATTTCGCCTGCCGTTCTTGCTGCTCCGCTGTTCGCCTGTCAATCTGCTCCTGCTGCGCTGCCGCAGCCTCATTTATCTGCTTTGTCCGCGCGGCTTTTTCTTCTTCGCTCAGTGTGGAAGCATTTATAAGATCAATTTGTCGTTGCGCCCGATCTTCGATATCTTTTTTCTCCTGATCCGCGTCCTGCTTTCTCGCATCAAAACTGGAATTGACAAAATCATTCAAGGCGTTTAGAGATTCATGCAGCATTTCGTTGCGTCGCTGGCGTAACTCTTCCTGCGCACTGAGTAATGCTTTATCTGAATCCAGGATTTTTTTATTAGCACTATCGTTAATCTCAAATTCGAGTTGCTTAATACTTTTTATCCAGTCCAGGTTTTGCAATCCATACATAGCTTCGAATATGGCTTCATTTTGTTTTAACCGATCTAATTGAAGCTGTTTCTGCTTATTATCTGCATCCTGTTCGATTTGAGCCCGTTTTGCATCGTATTCTTCGATGCTGCGAATGCTGCCGCTCTGATATTGCTCCTGTAACTCTGCAAGGGCATTGTATTTATCAATATCAACTTTGGATTGCTCATTTTTAAAGGCCAGTTCTTGCTGTTGTTGAATGAATTTTGCAGATTTTTCCGCATCATCACGTATCTTTTGCCAGGCATCGGCTGATATCTGCCAGCGTTTATTTGCTGTGTCCTGGTCTAATTTCGTGATATCATTGCCAAATTTCTGATTGATAACCTTCATCTGATTGGTTTCATAGGCAGATATTTCCGCAAGCACATTGGCGCGGGCCCGCGCATCTTTTATCCGGGCGGCGTCTCTCCGCGCATTGGCCGTTTCATTTAATAGTGATTCTTCTTGTGTCTTTTTATCCTTTTCAATTAATTGTTTTGATGTTGCCAGATAATTTTCAAGCGATTGCAATCTCAGCGTCTCAGAAAGATTCTGATCATTCATTTGATTCTGGTACATGCCTTGCAGAATGAGCAGGTTCGCGCGGGAATATTCTGCGACTGCGGCCAGATTTTTTTTATGAAATTGATCTAAAAGTCTTGTAGATTCTTCAAGTGTTTTTTTTCTACGTTCCTTTTTCTTTTTTTCATCTTCCGATCCACTGAAGAAATCAAAATCAAATTGTTTCGCAATTTGTGCTGCTTGGGCCTGAAAATCTTTAGCAATATTTAATTGAGCCTGCTTTGAATCCTCCGCCAGTTTCACTTGCTCATCCTTATTCTTTTTCTCTTTTTCAAGATTTAATTTTTCTCGATTTATTGTTGCATCGCCGGACAATGCGATTGCAGTCGCGATTTCATTTCCAGTCGTTAAAAATTCATCTAATTTCTTTCTCCTCAATTGCTCAGCTTCGAACGCTTTTTTTGCAGCCTCTCCCAATGCGATATTTGCGGCAGCCTTTAATAACATCATTTGAATATAAGCATCCCCATTTTTAACGAGCGCCTGCTCTGCGTCATCCAACGTTTTGACTTCTCCTGTTGTTTTTCCTATTGTGCTATTATATTGCCGTAAAACTTTATCCTTATCTAAAAATCCGTTTTTTGCTAAATCAATATTTATTTTAAGTTCATTGACATTTTTTGCAGCATCTTCAAATTGCCTTGAACTCTTCTCAATATCACCTTCAGTATCCTTTATTCGTTGTCTTAAATCTTTAAATCCATCGCCCAAACCGGAAACTCGTTCATTCGCCTTAAAAATAGATGCGGCCAAACTTTGCAATGGCACAAGCATTAATCCGATAATGCCGGCAATTCCGAGGCCCGGCACAACATACGCAATCCTTCTTATTGCCGACCAAACGTTGGACAATCCTCCTGCAAGTCCTTTGCTCCCGGTTGAAGCGTTAGACACTTCTTTCGATAAATCGTTTAGCGCTTTATTGCCAGTGCCGACTTCTTTGGAAAATTGTTTAAATACGTCGGAGTTTTTGCCGTAAACAAGCCCGATTTGCTTCGCCGCTTCATTATATGCGCGTTGTTGTTCATTTACGGTTTTAAATTCTTGTCCGGTCATTTTAGCTGCATTCTGCAACGCTTGTAATCTAATCTTTAATTGTTCTAATTCTTCCCCCTGAAATTTACCCGAACTTAATTTTTGTTCAAGATTTGTCATTTCAGCATTCAGCGTTTTGAATGCCGAACCGAAAGCATTTGGGTAATTTCCGATGTTAATTTTTTGACGAGCAAGCGCATCTGAATTTTCATCTATTAACTGATTATTTTTATCAATCAGAGCATTCAACTCTTTCACACGTTCTAAATCTTCGGGAGTTGCCATTTCCCCAACCGGAAGTTGGTCGCGTTCCCGGGTAAGTAACGCATTTTCTTTTCTTGCGGCATCAATTGTGTTCTGAACGGACATTTCCATCTCAGCACGGGCTCGGATTTCAGCCGTTGTCTGTTTGATTAATGCCCGATATTCCTGTTCTTTTACCCCGGCTTCAGTAATACCCCTATCAAATTCTGCTTGTGAAATTTGGCCGGATTTTAATTGTTTTTCCAGTTCCTTTTGCGCAGAAATGTTATCGTTTAATGCAGCTTTTAATTGGGAGAGATAAAGGATGGAAGATTGTTGCTCTCCCTGCGGTATAAACTGTTCAACTTTTGAATTTGTAAGCATGGCTCCGGGGCCAGCTTGACCGCTTCCTTGAGGGATGCTATAGGGGCCCAAATCCATCCTCTCCTTTTCTATTTCTAAACGTTGTTTCTCGATCGCTGCTAATTGTTCTTGTTTTTCCTGTTGTTCCTTCAGCGCGCGTATTTTTTCGACATTCGCGACACGCCTGTCCCCCGCTGCGCGTTTTTCATCTTCTGCATGAGCCTTATCCGCTTCTGCTTGTTTTTTCTTTTCGGCTGCAGCTTGCAATGCCTCTAATCTTAGCTGCTTTATCGCATTTGTCAGTTCAATATTTTTTGCCCGGAGTTTCTCAATTTCCAAACGCCATTGCTTTGTTTCTTCGATCGTTTGTTGCGTCGAAGTCGTTTCAATGAGATTCGCGCGGGACTTGCGGAGACTATCGTAAGACGCTTTCAGTTTTGAAAGTTCATCGGTTGCAAATTTAGTGTCTCCGGCAAACGAATTCCGGTCAATATAATGTTCAATTAAATCTTCAGCCATGTCGGTATAAATTAAAAAGCCCGAACGATTTTGCAATCGCCGGGCTTTCGTGAAACTCTTATTTTCGATATAAAATTACATAAAATACGGATTATAAATCAATTCGGGTAATCCAAAAGAAAAATGGATAGAATTACGACCACGTTAATTCATACCGTTTTCATCTTTTGAAAATATCAGTCTTTTCGGTCATTGTAATTGTTATTTTTTCACCATTATTCTTAAAAAAATATTTATTATGACGATGATAATAATAAATATATCCGGCAGCTTCTGGCTGAATAATTGAAATATCTTTATCTTTCATTGGCCCGCTGCTGTTATTATTCACTCTTTCCATAAGGTTTCATTTTATCATAATACATTTTGTACTGCCGGATCATCTCAATATATTCGCCCATTGTTACGTCCTTCGTAATTCGGTATTGATAATGGCGCGACAACATTATCAGCATTGATGTGAAATAATTTTTATCAATTTCTTTATTATTTTTTGCCTCAATTTTCTTCTTCATATTCTCAAACTCCACCATCTTTAAATCGCAACGGATTTTGAAGGCTTTTCCTCTGCGTTCACAACGATCAATTTGTTTTTGATAAACTTCCTGATTCTCCCAGGGATAATCAAAATTGACGTTAACCAATTTGTTTAATTCATCGCAAAAATATTGATCTCGTATATTCCTGAGAAGAGATGTGAGAAATTTGACACTCTCCCAGTCTATGCTGATTACCTCAACCTCGCGATATAGGTGCATGTAAAGTTTAAATTCATCTGATCCGAGTAAATCTGCATATTGAATAAGAATATGATCCCATGCTTTTTTTAATTCCTGTTCGGTCGGAAATCCGGCTATCGTAAGCGCGCTTATGTTGTTGTTTAGGAAGCAATCTTCAAATTTATGAAGTGGGAGATTGTGGATATCGCGATACCAGTCCGATAATATCCCGGCCTTCATCTCTTGCGGTTGCGACGTCTGTGAAGCAATAGGTGTTTTTTTCTTTATAAATCGCATACGTTTTGTCATCTTCCTGCGCCTTTTTTCTTGCTTCCGTTTTTAATTTTTCGATATCAAAATAAACTTTCTTTTTTTTCTTGAAACATTCTACACAATGAGGCATTACTATCCAAATTTTAACCCCGTTGCACCCTCAATCTTATTTTTAATCACAGGATGCAGCGAGCTGTTAATATAATTTTTCCGATAATCTTGGTTTAATCCAAAGATATTTTTGTACTTATTTTCGAGCATAGGGCCTTTCTCGTCCTTAGAAATGATATCAAGTACATTTGCGTCTGCTTCCATATTAATTTCGCGGTAAAAATCCCCGTGGAATTTCAAATCAGGCACACCGAGGCCAGGCAATGGATTGATGGCATTCTTTGCGATTGCATATTTTTGTCTCTTGTATCGCGGCGAAATTAATTCTCCTGTAGATGTGCGACCGTGTCGCAGTTGCTCTCGCTGCGTGTCCTCAAACGATTTATGAGTGTCATTAAAACTTGCTGTAATGATTCTATTCGTGTCAAGTTTTTTAAACCGTTCTAATAATTCAGATACAGATGGCATGAAACGTAATTAAAAAGGCCGTATAAAGATACAGCCTTTTGTTTGAATTGCTATTCTTCCTACCCCTTAGAACGTTTAGCCTTTTTTTCGATTGCTTTTTCCGCGTAATCCTCAAACGATTCCTTAAACGATTTCGGTTCCGATTCCGGCTTTATTTGTGCAAACGCTTCGCGAAGCTGATCTTCGGACAAACCGTGATGAGATTCGTGTTCGATGAACTCTTCCAGGGTTTTTGTTTTCCAGAACGATTCATTAAAGTTTACGTTTTCAAATAGCATAGCGGATTATTTTGTAATTATTAAAGGAATAATTTCGGTGTCGACAATGTCCGCGGCGTCCAGAACGGTCGGGGTAGGCGGGATTAACTTAATCGTTGTGCCGCCTGTAAGACCAGTATATGCCGTATTGTCGAAAGTGACCGTAAGCGCTTTTAATGCTGAATCTGCGGCTACCGAGGTTACCACGAGCGGTGTTGCAAACTTTGCGCCGGTTGCTGCCGTGAAAGTAGTATTTGCGATAGCAGCACCGTAATCGTCCCAAATGTTGTAAGCTCCGGTCAATCCAGATCCCTCGATTTCAAGGCCGATTTTATAAACATTATCGACGTTGGAGATTACCTTCATCGTTACGTCCAAGAGTGCGCTCACGTCCAGGTTACCGGTCGTTTCGGCCCAATAATCGTTATCGAAGTACTCAGTTGTACTCAGAATTGAAACAGTTATTTCCACAATCCCTTCCTCGACGTTTTGTCCGGTTGCGATCTTGTTACCTGCGAAGAACAGTTTTGCCTGAAACCCGCGGAACAAATTACCGGATTTAGTGCCCCAAACAACGCCGTTGGAATCATATTCGAAAATACGGACCGTCTGATTGTTGAATTTACGCAGCCTTTTAAGCAGATCACCACCTGCAAAGACTTTGATCTTATAACCGGGTTTCCCCTCGGCCAGTGTTGCCTTGAATCCGAGATTCAGTGTTCCTTCCTTGTTTGCCTCGGAAGCGTCTTCTAAGTTTTGTGCTTCATTGATGACGAATAATTTGTTGCTGTCATCCTTCGAGAGCTTCGAGAGTGACGAAAGATGCGCTGTGAATGTTGCTTCATCTGCATAATCCTCGGACGCTATATCGCCGTTGAAGATGAAGATGTTTTTTAGCACACCACGCGATTTATCGCAAGCCAGTTCACCCGTATTGGCGACCGACCTACCACATAATGAATATGCCATGTTTAATAATTTAGTTTGTTATACAATTTTTGTTGTTCTTAATAATCAGATTGCGGAATCGCACCTCTATTGTGTCCACGATGTCGTTCAGTACACTTTTGTCATCTTCGCCCCAGTAGTAATAATCCGTAAATGAAAAGGAGAAATCAGACGAGTACGCACTGAATTCAGGGCGGTTCATCAGTTGTTTCATCAGTTCATTTTTTATCGGATAAAGCACCGGTTTAAAGGTGATTTCTTTGCGCTGATACGACTTGTATTCGCGTTTCGTATCCGTCATAATATACATGCGCAACTCATCAATTTTGCCGTAATGAGGAGATGCAGATGCGATTGTGAACGGTTCCATCAACCATACCAGCGGAAACTTTTTGTTGAATTTACCCGGGCTCTTACTCATTTGAATAAGCGTTTCAGCAAGTTCTTTCACGTAACCGTAGTGGGCGCCGATTTCCATTCCAAGTTTAATCGCGACATTCGATATAAGACTTGTGAATACATCTGTGATTATGAAAGGAGGGTTATTCATATTCCAAATTCATTTTGCTTTTTGAACAAATAGATTGGAAACGCGATATTATTCCTCCAATTATTCCACTCAGTATAAACGCTGTCGTTGGTATCCAAAAAACGGTAAAGAGAATTATTCATGTCAACCATCCGGTTCCAGGCTTTTCTAATTTTCCGGGCTGAGGTTACCGCAATTGCATTTTGCATCTGCACTTTACCTTCGCCGGCGCCGCCCGTAGCCGTTAGTTCGTTTTCCACGTATTGACAATAAACATAGTTCGCAATTGGACTTAGTTTGAGCGAGCTATTTGCAAGCCCATCCCATTTTATAGGTACACCATCGCGTGTATATTCTTTGCCATCTGTCAAATCTTTCCAACGCTGTTCCTCGCCATTTTCTGTGAGCTCCTTGTAGGTCTCAAATCCAAGCAATCTGCTTAGGTACTCGTATTCATATTGTGTTATGAATAAGTTTAGAGCATCCTGAACAGATTGCTCGGATAATTGACCTATTTGAATGTCCGCAAAGAAATATGAGATATCAATCAGCATCTTTCGGTTTCCTTCCGCGTTTAGGTTTAGGTTCATTCACTTCACTTTCATCAGCCGGATTAGAAGCCGGATCATCTGTATTGACTTCCAGCATCCTACCAAGCCCGCGACGTTCAAAATCTGCGCCGCATTCCCGGCTGGTTACAATCTCCGCCCCGTTCGGCCAATGTCTCACTCCGCGATATCCGTCTTTGTAGGATACCAGAAATTTGACGTCGTTTTTATTTACCGATTGGGCCGGATTTTCCCCGAACGTATTGATTACCATCGTTGCACCTAATTCCATATCTGATTATTTATTTTGTTTATTAATTACCCCTGCGCCGGTAAACCGATTGCAGTTTTGACCGTTCCGAAATCGGGCCCCTTGACAATTGCCGGCTTACGTACGTCTGAGATATAATCGAAATAATACTGTTCGATTACAACGCTGAACATATTGTTCGCAAAGTCGTTGCCATTGAAGCCCACTTTCACAATGAGTCCGCCACGGAGGATTGCGTTATACTGTTTTAGATCGCCAACAATCACGGCATCTGCTCCCATCGCCGGATTGGCAACAAAGGCGATATTATCGAGAACAGACGGACGATCAACGTAAGTGCCATTTGCGTTCTTCGTGATGCCCATGCGGTACTTCTTAAAAGTACTCATGAGCGATGCGTTTGCATTATTACCGAAAGTAGCATTATCAGCCTGAGCGGCCAGCGCTGCGATCACATCCCAATCGTTGACGTTCGGAACCGTTGCACCACCAAAAGAAGATGATGTATTATATGCCGTCGCAGCCGTTGTGATGTTCGTAAGAATACTTGCATTGAGCACGTTCATTACGTCCCTTTGTCCTTTGTTCATAATATCATCCTGCAGTCGCTGAAAGTCAAGATTAAATTCATCAGTAAAACCAATCAGGGCTGCCACCTTCTTATACGAAGATGATTGCAGTTTGTAGATATACTGAACCTTCGGTTTTGTTCCACCTTCATTTGTCGCCGCTCCGGTGCCATCTTTAGCCTGCTCGTCGTACCACATTGCAAACGATTGATTCCATCCGGCAGTAACCGTATTTATCAAATCGAATAACCACGCAGTATTTCGATATTGCGATTGAATTTGAGCATTCCCACCTACGCGGAGTAATGTCGCCGAATCAATGTTTTGCGAAATTGACGGCGCGAATGTTCCGCCGATATTTTCAACCGTTGCGACCGGGCCTGCGGCCTTGGAAGTTTTGTCAAACGGCTTCATCGTCCATTGACCCAGATGGTTTTTAACGACCATAAAATCTACCGAACCGCTCCCGTTCTTGAAAACTTTCTTCATTTCTTCCTCGTTTTCTTTGAACACTTGCGCGATGGATTTATATTCCTGTCCGCCGAATTCAATCTTCTTCTGAATAATTGCAAGAGAAGTGCCTTGCTTTTGTGCAGCCTCTTCGATTTTATCGAGCTTATCTTTTAGCTCTGCAACTTCGGGATTATTCAATGACGATTTAATACCGTCAACCATTGCCCCGACTTCCTCTTTAGAGATCATACCATCTCTGGCTTTCTCCAATGTCTGATTTGCGAGTTTCTCAATCGCTGCAATGACTTTCTTGTCCACCTCATTAAGCCCCGCTTTGTCGGCTTCTGCCAGTGATATGATGGGCGCGGCAGCTGTCATTACGCCACCCGCCTCTGCGTGATGTCCCATAAGACTAAGTGCAATCGTGGCGAAGAACGCCAGGCACATTAGAATTTTCATTTTAAATTTCATGTCTGAAATTGTTTTTAATTGTTAGAAAAAATAGACGCTAATTTTTCCCAGTTCGCTCCAGACATATCCGGCTCTGCGGGAGTGCCAACCGGCGGCTCCTGCTTAGTGTTGTCGGAATTAACAGGTGTTAATTCGTTTGCGCCATATAAAACAGTTGATGTTTCCAAAATCTTTGCTTCCGTTACGGCCCAGAAATAACCTTTCTTCTCCGCATATTCTTTATTTAGAACGACAGGAAAGTATTTATCCCACGCTTCTTTTTGTTGGGTAAAATCGGCATCATCATTGTTTACGCAGAGGTAAAGTTTTACGTACTGCAATCCGATTGAATGCTGCTTTATTTGCCCATCCCGATAAAGCATGTAACATTTAGGATCGTAATCCCGCACGACAGTAGAAGCCATCATTAATGCCTGTGTTTGTTTTACGTCCGTGTTGATATTGAAGACTTTTGACGGATCAATTATTTTTGTAAAAAGACGGGCGTCTTTACCCACAACTGCGTCTGTCGTGCGGAAATGATTTTTCAAATGATAAAACAATTTCTGCCCGGATACTCCGATATCGTTGATACTTTTGTTCCAGCTATCTTTTATCATCACGTCAAGTTGACTATCGCACCACCCGGCAACGTTTGCATAGACTTCAATATTGAGTTCCCCATCCGTCGTAGTTGCGCGGTCGTCATCCGCTTTCTTCCCTGTAAATTCTCTGGCCCGACCAGAAATGATGTAATAACCGAATTCCAGATCGTCCGATTTGATTGGAAACGCTTTCTTTTGCGCGATGAGTGATTTTTCGTTTTTCAATAGAAATGAAAAAAGCTCTTTCTGAGTCGCAAATTCCGGTATCTGAGGCCGGGAAATCAAATTGCTCATTTCTTTACGATTTGTTTATTGTCAACAATCTTTTGTTTTTCCGCAATCAATTTTTCTTTTTCAGATTTTGTAATCTGAACGGGCTTTTCTTTTATTGCGATATCTTTTTTATCTGGTAACATAAAGCGACTTTTTTTCAATCGAATGAATACGTTTATTGTCAATTAAGCCTCTTCGCTTTTTCCGTTTATTATATGCCACGTAAGCCTTCAATTTCCTTTTCTGAATTGGTTCAAACATCTTTGTGTCTGAATTATAAACGACCATGTTCTTCCTGCCGGTCGCAGACTTGTCGGCGTCTGCCTGATGAATAGCATCGCGGAGAGTATTCATCACATATTTAGTCCGCAATCGCAGCAGGAAAGAAATTATCTGAACCTTGAATAACTTTATCAGCAAAACCGAAATAGCGATGATGCCGAGCGCGGATGATATGATTATAATGTTATTCATCATTGTTTGAATTATTTTGCCGGCTTAATGCCGATGTTTTAATTTTTAAAATCTCCGGGTGAAGTTTAACCCAGTCGCTGTAATACACATTGCCTTCATTGCCGCGTGTATCTTCGCCGTTCAACTCTAACCACCTGTTCACTGTTATCAAATCATTTTCAAACTCGATCAGATATGCTTCGTTACCGATTTTTCTCGCGGTCGCTTTGTCCTTCGCATCTTCCTGTAAAACGGGCAATTGAGAAAAGTCTTTGTCAATGACAATTCCGAACTTTTCCGTTTCAAAGAACGAATTGATTTGCTCATAAATCATCTTCGAAAGAGGGATAATAAAATCCTGGTATGTCCCTTTCAGCGCTTCTCTCTTATTACTGAACGTGGTACCTTTTGAATTACTAAGTAATTCAAAATGATATCCTAATCTGTCGCAAATCGCTTCAATTGATAGTTTGATGTGTTCCGGTAACTTCAGGCTATCAAGCGGGTAATTAATCGGCGTCCAGGTAAGGTTTGCATTGCTCACAATGAACGATTGTTGCCTATCACCAAGACCTTTATGCATCAATTCTGTTTCAATGCGTTCTTTTTCTTCCGGCGACAATGGGAAAAAGGAAACGCTGTCTTTTGTATCATTTCCGATAATGCCGAGCGGAGTATTCCGCATTCCGTTCTTCACGCTCCGAAAGCCCTGCGTAATTGTCGCAATCGGATGACGGACTGCAGTCAACCTGCTTCCGGGAAATACCTGCGATTTTGCATTCGGTGTAAAATCACGTATAATAAAGAGTTCGTCATAGTTCAGCATAGCAGTTTCACTGCCGGATTTCAGCACAATTTTTTTTATCAAATTCGCGCCGTCCTGTCCGTACCAGATTTTTTCCGTCTCTTCAATGTCGAGCATGAAAGGCGGTATAACCCAAAGCCGCGTGATGTCTAACTTCGAATTACCAAATCCAACCGGCGTTATCGGCAGAATGATGCAATAACCATATAGTTGATAATAGACCGACAGTTGCGCCTCAAATTGATTCCAGTTTTGCAGCGGATTGGGCTGCGATATCAAAGAGCGAAGTTTTTTGGCATCTTTCTTCTGGCTTTCTTTCCCCTTATTCGCGCCATCCCGATCCAAGACCCACACATCGCCATTTAGCATCATCTCCGCCTTGCGTGAAATAATACTGCTAACCGGACCGCAATAACGAAAAGCATCCCACAGCCAGCCATCGTATTCAGACGCGAAGAGGTCGGATCCGCCCGGGCCTCCTCCGAAAAAATAGGTTCCATTGCCACCACGCCAGCTATCACTTACGATGCGAGTGTTATTAATTAAACTGCTAATAGCCGACAGTATGCTCATTTCATTTCTTTATTCCAATATCCCGATGCGCCAATATGCCCAATCCATGTAACCGCAAGTATTACAACGACCATGATCCAGCTCAGAAGCGACAGTGCAATATTTAAGATCATAATTCCGACAGTATATCTCATCCCTCCGCTCATATAATCAACCCGAAGCATCCAGAATGCTGTTAATACACCGATCAGATAGATTGTCAACATCATCGTCATTTCTTTTACGTAAAAACAAAAAGGCCACACACTTTCGTGCATGGCCTTTTAAAGACTCTTTTGCTTTTTAAAAATTAAATATAGACAGCTCAGCTAATTTTCTTTCGACACACATCCAAACGCCTCCTTTGTCCTGACTTCCTTTTCCACATAAAAATGATTCCTTTCACCACATCCGGGACAATCTTTGCTGATAAATCCCTCTTTCAAATCTCCCCAAAATAATACCTTTCGACAATTCGAACAACAGTATTTTTTCAGTTGTTGATTCGGTTTTATTTTTGATTCCACTGTAAAAATAATTTATTTTTATCAATCAAATTATATTTCTTGAAGTAATTGTATAAACTGCCATACGCGCTGCATCCCAAAAGTGGTCGAAACCGTTTTGCACCGGTACATTCAGAATCACTTCTCCGAATGTTTGCCACATATAATTTGCTGCTTCACGCTTTGCGTTGACGCTTCTTTTCGTGAGAAAAATATTAAAGGAATTAAGTTTCTCAATACCTGCATTAATGCTGCCTTCGCCTTTCAGAGCCGGGAAGACCATATAGCCACGTGCCCTGAGCGCGGCGATTTCGCTTCTGATATGATCTGCAAAAACTTCTTGCCCTTTGATGTGCTTATTTTTTTTAAAGACTTCTATTATAATATCTGCCCAAACCGCCGCGCCATCTTTAGATTTGCCCGCACCGGTCTGGTAGAAACATTCGTCCAGGTATAGGTTACTACCCACGATGCCACATTTCACAATAGCGGTCGGGTCGTTGGTAAATCCCCAGTCAATGCCCCAAAAAGGCACGTCTATAATATCGTCCGGGAAAGAATCTATTTCCTGATAGTCGCCTATGATAAGAATTTTAGAATCAGGTTTTGGATCTTGCTGATAAAGCGAGTTGAAAGTAACAGCGTTCGTCGCTTTTATTTTAAGAATGTTTTTTTTAGAATGTTTCTTTTCCCAAAGCGCTTCACCTTCCTTCCTGTGATCGTACCTGTTTTTCTTCTTTGTTTTTAAGGCAGGGAATTCAACAATTTCCCAGTCCGCGCGTTCTTCAAATAATAATCTACCTGCCACATCTCTTTCGTCCCATCGGGTGTTCATGATAAGTTGCTGGCTATCGTTATGAAGCCTGGTCTTAAATACTTCCAAATAATTCGTCCAAATTTTTTCAGAGACAGTAGGACTAATTGCCTCTTCTCGTGATTTGTAAAGATCATCAAGGATCAACATGTCAATGGGAAGCCCGGTTATTTGTCCATCGCGGCCGACGCAGATCATCGTGCCCTTATTATTTACGATTTCAAACTCATTAGCGTTGCGGACGTAGTTGTCGTACTCAGCAACGATGTTCTTCGCGCCGGCAAGGTTAGTTTTTGGAAATATTCTCGAATATTCCTGTGTTGTCATGTAGCGTTGAATCTGCCGCATGAATTTTTTTGCGAAAGTGTCGTTATAGGTAATAAGCCCGATCCGAAGATCCGGCCGCCTGCCGAAAGCGTAACCGGGGAAGAGGCGGGAGCCCAGTTCGCTGTTATGCGTTGCGATAAAGGAATTACCGACGCAATATAGGCTGCCTTCAACTTGAATGCATTGGGCCGATCGGACGCCTACCGGTTCAACGGATTTGATGAATTTGAAGTTGTGGCAACGATCTTTTTTTGTTTTATTGCGGACCCGCCTTTGCTTTCTCGCGATCTTAAAAATTTTATCGTTAGAATTTGGCGTGAAGAAAATCCGATATTTTTTTGAAATAAAACGTCCATAGATTTTCGCATCCCCTGTCTTAATATATGTCCGGAGCCCTAATGACGATATTAATCTAAAAACATCTAACGCAAGTGCTTTGCTGGTTGAGCAATATTCACATTGGCCATCCTTCGCGACAAATCCGTCAGTATCCATCAATCCCCGCAATAATTCCCATCGCTGTTCACGACTTGCTAAAAAATAACATTTTGGGATGTGTTTATTTTTTAAAACGTCCAATTCTGCTAACTTCCGGCGTTCTTTATTTTCGTGCCTATTCGCTGACTTTAACACGTAGGTGAATCCCTTTTTGTCGGTAATAAAATTAAGCCCGGATTCTGCCGCGTATTTTTTCCAGATATCGATAACTTCAAAATCTTTAGATGTGATTGCGACCACATCCGCGGATCCATCGCCAAGCCACGATCCTAAGATATAAGGATCGATCAAAAGCTCTTTTTCCGGCAGCTGTATAGGTTCGCATACCGATATCGCCGGCGAACGGCGATTATAACCTGAGAATAGATCTTTCGTTTCAACAATAAACCTTTCTCGCGGGAGCTTCTGCCTGCCTTCTTTCGTCGGTTTTCTCTTATCCTTATCCCGGTAAACTTCCCATACGTGGTTATTAGACGCTACAATAGATTCGCCGGTACTAAAGTTCACCCGACTGCATTCCATTAATGAGGATCCGGTTACTGCCAATACCTTTACCGGTTTGCCGTCCGGGGAAAAAACAAAATCACCTGGCAGTAACTTACCATGTGTTTTCCAACCTGATGTTGTGAAGACGGGCGTACAATCCTCGATGGCCTTCCCATGCTGTGGCGGCAGTAAGATCATCATATTTTTAATTTCTCCTGCTGCGAAGGCGTCTAATTTCTCACAGACAATCCTGTGGAAGGGTTGCATGATATAATCTGAATATTGAAATAAGACATAAGAAGCGAAGGACGTCCGTGCCGCCCTGACAGCGAGTTCTTCTTTTGTCTGTATCAGTTCTTCAAGTTCAGTCATTTTTTTGACTTAACTTTCTTTTTTGACGCAATTTTCTTTGTCTTTTTCGAACGTCCGACATCTGGTTTGTGCCATTCGGTCGGGATAACTCTTTCCAATTGCTTCAGCCTTGCCAGCAACTCTTCATCGGACTTCTTGCTAATGTCATTGCCCGCGGCATCGGTTTCTGCAACCTTAAACGGTTTGGATATGCCTGCCACGTCTAAGAGTGTTTTAAATGCAGTTGTATCACCCTTCATGCTTTCGACTACCTGCACAAGCGTCATCCCCTCCAGTAGCGTCCGCGCAATAATATCTTTGCCCAACTGCAATGCGATTTGGTCATTAAGACTCTCGCCAACACTACCGCTTAACGTCATCTCTAATATCTCTTTTATCGCACGCGAGCGATTTCTGTTGCGCGTCATTGTGCGACTTTGTTTCTCTCGAGATGCCAGAGACGGTTGGTTTGTTTTTGAAAAAGCTCCTTTTCTTGCCATGATTTTTTAAATTAAAAGAATAAGCGATGGATAAACATTACCCGTCGCTTATTCTTGTTTAAATTAAATCACCGTTAGACGGTTAGCGTCTCCGGCGTGCGGTGCGAATTGCCCTTGCCTGCGGAGAATTTGCCGGAAAGAAACGGCCTGATGCGCTTCTAACCGAACCCGCTCTGCTTCTTCCTGAAAATGCACTTCCCATGTTTATTGAATTTTAATTGTGAAAAAAAACTTGTTAGCGATCTGTCTTCGTTGCTTTTGACCTAAGTAAGTGCAAAGGTTTATGCAGTTTAAACCCAGGTTTTTGCGGCTTTTTGCCTATTGACTTTGCAAACTCATAGCCATCCACAAGAGTATGCTCCACAATTCCCGTTTCTTCGCAAAATGTTTCCTTATCTTCTTTGCACGAAAAGCAGAGCACGATATATGTTTCGTGGTCAGACGTAGCCGAAAACTCTTTATTCTTGCGCCGGAATTCTTTAATCTCATCTGTCAATTCTGCGGGAGAGGGGGCGTCAATATCGTTATTTGTCGTTTTGCTTAGACCCAGATCTAAATCTAATTTAATCATAGTATTTTTTGTTATGTTCGTACCTAAAAAGTTCAATGTCAATGAGCGGAAAATATTGCTTTATCCGATTCCAATCATTCGGATAATGTTCTTTTACGCCGAATAAAAATTGATATTTTAACCCATCAAATGAGCGATTCCATATTTTGTAGTCCTCACTCAGCGGAATCTTTTCATTTTCTAAGAAATTAATAATATCAGTATTTGTCCAGTCTGCGATCAGATTAACTTGCTTTTTCTCTTCGTTTATGAACCCGTATTTTTTAAAATACATTCTTCGATTAAACGATTCTGACGCTCGCTGGCCGGTTATATCGTAATAGTTATTCGGATCGCTTATATATTCGAGGTAAACGTTAATCAAATCCTTGAATGTCATGTGGGCTACCCCGTAATCATTTAAATAATATATCATCCGCGGTTCAACGAAATCCTGATGACGAAGGCAATCATAAAGCATCGGATGTGGCATTCGTATTACTTCAACTTCAAGAATATTCTCGTACATTCTTAATGTTTTTTCTACAAATTCAAGTTCCGGTACATGATAAAAATAGAACGGTATATATTCAATATTCATCTTCTTTAAGAGCACTGCGCACGTAAGAGAATCTTTACCCGCCGAAAATCCCAGAGTTACCTTCTTCTCTTTTTCAAGCAATGCAATTACATTTTTATCAATTTCTTTCATAAATGTTCTTTAACCGTTCTTTAACAGTTGATATAACTATTCAATTAACAGTTATGATTATTCAGAATGATTAATTAATCGTCTCAAAGATAATGAAAATAATAAATGAATGACTGAAATTCAAATGAGATGCAGCCGGACTATCCTACAACCGACCTGTTGCCCGCTATTTGGCAGCGTCTCTAATGTCGCCGGTGGAAAAGACAAAATCCTTTCTGATAATACATACTTCATTCTCAAACGGCTCCGAAAAATCGTATCTGTCAAGAGTGTATTTTGACACGCCTAAATCTTTGTTGCCCAGAAAAACAGCAGCAAGTGATCCATAATATTTGTGCTCGCCTGTTAATTTTACTGTTAAATGGAAAATTCTTCTTTTCATAGATTTAAACAATTAATACAAACCGGTTTTGAATTTTTTGTTATTGAAATATTATTACCATCAACATAGGTAAAAGTGTGTTTGTTGCATGATATATTTCCGCACTTACTACAAACAAATTTTTCTTTGTTCATGTATCTTTTTGCGGCCGGTATTTCACATCCGCAAAAGGCTTTTATTAATTGTCTCTGCGCCATGCTATTCCGTGAATTTTTTTAATTGATTTGTTGTTTATTATTCTGCAATAAAAACCATCAGCGTAAACTATTTCGCCATCAAATCTTAATTCTTTTGGCTCGTTGCCGAAATAAGCTATAAAATCTGCTTTTACTTTTGCTTCTAATTTGTTGTTTAAAGTTGTCATGTTGTTTGCTTTTGTTATACAAACATAATACGCTTATTTGTATTTGTCAAATCTTTTTACACTTATTTTTCGCTATTTTGTAATTTTAACAAACTTTAACAATTAAACAGCGGGCAACATGTGGTTTGGCGCTATTGCCGTGACCTGCTACTATCAGCAGACGAATAAATTCTCAACATTTCTATTTCAATCAACTTCAGGAAGCGGCAACAGCAGCCAAGCCCTGGTCGTTTATTCTTACTTTTCTCCGATCAATCATTTCTTTCAGGCCATCCAGTGTGCGCGAGAATTCATATATGCGATGATCGTCCCAGAAGGCGTAGTGGTTTCGATTTATTTATTTTTTCCGAGGTCGTTTTTCGTTGATCGTCGATCGTCGATCGTTTTTCGCCGGGTTTACTGAAGCCTGGAGAATTGTCTTCTAATCTGACGGAGATGCCGAGCGCGTTCGCAATCTCAACGAATGCAGAAAGACCTGGGGTGTAGCGGAGGTTAAAGATGCGATTGATGTTAGAGCGATTGAAACCGGTACGGCGGGCTATTTCTTCGTCCGAAATGCCGTATTCCCCCGCGGTATTTCGCAGAAAAAGGACGAGTTCCTGCCAGTTTTCGATAGTATCTTTTTTGTCTCTCACTTTTCGCGTTTTTGCCATGCGTTATATAATTGTTCGAAAATGTAAAGTTCTACTTCTCCGGCAATCATCATATCGCCTGACGATATCGTTAACGGATTGACGACGATGCTGTATAACCAGTTTGGCGTTACCGGTTCGATTACTTTGCCGAACCCGGGAATATGTTTCTCAAACAAATCCGCTACTGCAGATACGTGCTTGAGTGTTGATTTATCGCCGTCGAACCCGCAAACGTTCATTACAACCGGCTCGCCGGCCTTCTGGATGTCGAATATCACGCCTTCGTCCGTTGCTGTTATTTTGATTGCAAACGGCAATCCCGGCAGATTCAGTATCTGTGATTTGTATTCCCAGCCGACCGGCGCGAAGTACTTTTTTGTTTGCGGTAGAATCTCAGCGGTATCACGGATGACTGCGTTACCGCCGAGGGTGATGTGTTCGATTTTCATATTATTTCATATCCACCAGATGCCCAGCGAAAGTAATCGCTATATACTTCAAATTCGCGATCTATCTGATCGACTGTAGTGTCTGCATTTGCCTCGTTAGAGGCGCCACCTAATTGCGCACCATCTTTGTCGTAGCAAATCGCCTCGTTTAAAATGGTTACCTTTTTCTTTTCCGGTCCATGGCCGTGATCACGATATTCTGGATTATTTATTAAAATCGAAACGGTAGCCATGTGCCCAATTTCTGCGATAAGAGTTCTTGCGTCCTCTCTTGTTATTTTTTTCATTATTATATTTTTTTATTCTTTATAAAAAAGCCCTACGAATCCACGCTGACAAGCCGGGCATCAGCCGCCGGGTAACTTTAACCACATTAATTGTATAACTATTTTAATAATTATGAAAATACATTTCTTTGATAGTGCCGTCTGGCATCGCCATTTTGCAGATGTCAACCATATCGTCTTCGCCGTCATCAGCGAGAGGGGAATCTTCCTCCGAAACTACGATTTTTGAAATAAGAACCGGTTTGCCGGTTTCTTTTGCTTCGATAAATTTTGCTGCTAATTCTGATGCAGCTTGATTGTCTTTTGCTTCCTTTTTTGTCGTTATTTCAAGCAAAGCCTTCTCGTAGTCTTCTGTGCTAATGCAGTAATGTTCTGCATAAACGTAGTCATAACCTTCAGCGACGTATTTTCCGTCAACAACTGTTGCGAACTCAACCGGAATCATATCGTCCATTTGGCCGGGATATTTATTCGAGCCATCGCGTTGGCCCCGAAGAACATCATATTGTTTTGCACCGTTTTTCAGAGCACGTTTAATTGCCTCGACATTTTTGTGATAAATCAACCCGGTATCACATCCTATGTTGAAAACTTCAAATTGATCGCGATTGACATACGGTGCCCGACGGTGATCTTCTCTATCTTGCTTTCTATCAGCGAATGCCTGAGCATCTTCCTTAATTGATTTTTCTATTTCTTCAACTATTTCTGTATTAAGAGTTAAACCACCATATTTTTTGCCACCGATCAGCACGTACGCAGAATTAAACTTCACAGAAGTTTCTTTCAACCCACCTCTAACTTTTTGTATAGGTTCATCAGATTCATCATATTCGGCATCTCCCTTTTTGTAAAGAAATGGGCCTTCTACAGTCAACTCTGTAGAGCCGTAACCATTTTGTTTGTGAGTGATTGTGAATTTTTGTCCAGCTTTTTCGATTTCGAATGTTAATGTTCTCATTTTTTGATTGCCGTATTTACCCTGTTGCCGCCAGTTTGTGTGTTGAAAAAATGGGCTGGCTGTTAACCAGCCCGGATGCACCCGCAGACTTTGCGGGAACTGCGGATTTAGCGATTAATAATCTCGATCTGAAACGTGTTAACGTTTGTGTAAGATACCCATGCTTCACCGGCAGGACTTGCCAGGCGCTCAGAATAACCGGGCTGATTTACACACATTTTTAAATTTAGTCCGAATGTGTCAAAACCAGAGGTTTTTAAATACTTTTCCGTGTTTGTGACTGCGAAATTTAGATTTTCCGCTTTGATTGTTTTTTTCATTTTGCAAAGTTTTAATTATTATTATTTGTTTTGTTACACAAAGATATGTTACATATCTGTAACAAACAAGAGGTATTTTTTGTTTTTTAAAACTTTCGATTTTATCTAACATATTAATTTATTCGTTAGATAACATTTAATAAAATCAAAAACGCTGCATAGAAATGCAGCGTCGGTGCAGTTGGTTTCGGAACAACTGCTCTTGCATAATGACGATTTTATTTTTTTTCTGCCGAGAAATATAAATCAGCTTCTCCTTTCCGCCGGGCGACTAATTTGAAAGATTAATTACTTTGAAAAAGGCAGGGAGTGATTACCCTGCCTTATTATTTTAAAATAAATCTTTCATGGTTAATTTTCCCGACACCAATTCATTACATTTTTCACAGCCGATTCCTCAGTTGCAGTCCGATTGTGCAACTTATGGCCGAGTTGGATATGATGTAACAGAATGTGATCTGTGTGGTTTCCTTTTAAAAAATGATAAAGAGAATAAACTCTACCAGGCCGCCGGAGATGGGGAGAAGGTACTTATGGTGAGGATTCATTTAATTTTATTTCAAAAAGGTAATTTTTCTTCTTTCAATAATCCGTCCCTGACTAATTTTTCTCTCACCGCTTGACGGACATATTCCGACATTCTTTTTATTTTAAGCAATGCTTCTACGACCTCATCATCAAAACGAAAACGGAGTATTTTTTTGAATGTTTGCATGAAAATTAATTGAAAATGTCCTACAATATTGCGTCAATGATTGTGTTGTAGGCTATTTGGCGCGACCTACTAAATCTTTAAAGAGCTTGGACAAGGCTTTTTTTATTTCTGCCTTTTCACTATCTGAAAAGTCTGCTGGATTACCGCGACCGTTTTTGCCTCGTATTTTGTGTTTATAACTTTTGACGTTTGGCAGATACTCCCGGAAAAAAGTATCTGCCTTAATAAAGTCCCAAATAGCTTTCATCGTTGATTCTCAATATCTGTTCGTCCATTAGTAATATTTATATATGCAGCCTCCCATAAAATACCGATATATCTACGGCTTGTCCTCACGTCTGAAAATTTACAGACGTAAGCCCATGCGTACTTGGCGTAAAAGACTAAATCCATAGGGAAATCGTCAACGCTCTTTTCGTTAACTATTGCTAAAGAGCATTTTTGAATATCAATAAGCGAGTAATTCATAATAAATCGTTTTAAAAACTTATAAAAACGCAAGGCTTAATTTTTAAGCCTTGCGTTAATTAATTCAATTTGCTTGGTCAATACCTTCATTTTTGCCTGAAGAGATTCATCCTTCGTGTCATAAGGAATACTCATTAACCGTTGAACCAACTTAGAGCGAAGTGAAATTAAAGTAGCCATAAAAGAATGAAAGTTTTTATAGTGGTTTCTCCACTTTTAGTTCTATTTATCGCTTTTGTTACACAAAGATAGTGTAACTTTTTAGTTCCACCAAATAAATTTGCAATTATTTTTAAAATATTTTTTGACACCATGAAAAACAGCCTACAACAATCGTATTGGCAAAAAAGCGGCTGACGTGCTAAACCTGAACATTTTATTCTCTAATCAGCAGCAGGAAGTTATTGAGCTGAAGTTCTTCAAATCCCGCTTCTTCGCCAATACGTGGCCGTTAAATGCCATGCCTACCCTCTACGTATTCAAGTAAAATATCAGCATGACACTTCTCTTTTAAGGAACACCAACATGACAAGTTTTTACCCTCAAGTTCCGACACATTCAATGCACCTGTTTTTATACAAGTTTCTAAAAAGTCCCTGTAGTTAGTTAAGGCGCGTTCTCTGCCCCAAACACTTTCTTTATAAGGATTACCCCACTTCCCTGGGCGGCCAACATAAACAATTGGGAGTCCATTTGGGGAAACTTGCTTATGCTGACGAGACCTTTGTATTCTCACCGGCACGGCATTTAACAGGCCGTTTGGCAAAAGCGGGGCTGACGTACTATTTTTCAACATTTGTAATTCTATTTAGCATTAGTAAGTAAATCAACTGACGAACATTTATTCCCCGCCTTCGCCAAGCGGGCCAAACGTTGGCAACAATGGCAGCCCTCAATCAATTATAGGGTGCCCTGGACAACCGTTTTTAAAATGGTCAAACCCTTCACAATCTCCACAAGGAATCTTAGTCCATCCTTTAGCCAGACAATTCGCTAAATACAATCTTGCCGCTTTGTCTGACATTTCACGTCCGTTTTCGTCAGTGATTAATCCTGCCATTGAACGACCTTTATAATTTCTAAGCATACCTTCAATATTGGCTGACATGTGTCGTCTGGTTCGAGTTATGACGGGAACACTGCTGCCAACATTGGGCTTGCTGACTACGCTGGCTGATGTGCTGCTATCAGCTTCTGTGCTACTTTGAGCATCAGTTCCGGCTTGAAATTCTTTTTTCATCTTTAGAATATATTTTTGAGTTTTTTATTCATTTACTGGGCTGACCTGCGGGCTGAACGTTTTCAAATTCAGCGCAGCAGCAAGCCCTTTAGCGTTATGGGCAAGCATTACCAGTCCTTCAAATCGGAAAACAATTTTCGGAGCGCTTGCTTTATTTGTTTTTTTTCCTCTACGGAGAAATCAACCGGATTGTTTCTTGCGTTACGTCCTCTGATTTTATATTTATACGAACGCAAAAAAGGCAAATAGTCCGCAAAGAACCTATCTGCCTTAATGTATTTAAAAATTTCTTTCATATTGTTTGGTGGTAGCGTTTCAGGTAGCTACCGGCAGGCATTCCTAATCCCTGCACCAGCACTGTCAATGCGCTTTTGCCAAAACGTATTCGGGAGACACCCGACCTTTCAACGAGTGGTTATCAGCCACTAACTCTATCAAGACGTATCAGGTGATTACCCTGCTTTAAGACGGCGTGGTTTATAACCTGTAAGCTCACACGCTTTGCCCCAACCTTGTTTGCATATTGTCAACAGTATCCCGCTGTAACGCAGCACGGAGTTTGGCTTGCTCCGTTTTAAATTTACCTTCTTCTATCACTACCACCGCCTCTACGAACTCTAACTTCCGGGACGTCCAACTTAGTCCCCAATCTTACCTTGTTCTGTGCCTCATACCATCTCATCCCATTCCTTTTAATCAGAATGTGAACTAATGCTTGCCACCCTTGCGGGTGGTTTTCTAAAGCGGCTGCACCTTCTTTTCGCTTTGCTCTTGCAATCTGCAATTGCAAGATTGCATTTTCAGAGCAATGATTCTCCCAGTGCTCGTCCCAGGCCTGACCTGCTGCCATATCAGAAGAATTAGGCCATTCATCCCAATACTTCTCATCGCAGGAGAAGTAAACTTCTCCGCAATGTGGGCAAGTCTTGACAATACCGCCCCCAACAAAAGCATCTATTTCGCTTTGATGCTTTTGGATGTACTCATCCAAAGAGGGGAAGTAGGCTTCTTCGCCTTCTTGCGTACCGTTCACGCCGTGGATTTCGCCAAAAAAGCTACCATCCACATACACTTCAGCTACCAGTTCACCGCCGCCGATAGCTTTAATATTGCCCATTTCAATATTTTTTGTCATAAAATTGTTTTTTACGATTAGCTGAATTACTAATCTGATACAAATGTAATACTAAAAAGTTTCACCACCAAATTTATTTTTCATTTTTTTAAAAATATTTTTGAAGCTACTAAAAGAATCGCCCATGCCTGCCCATAACATTGTATTGCTGCTATGTGGGCTGACGAATAAGGATCTGAACTATTTGTTCGTTTACTGGCTGCAGGAAGTTATTCGGCAGACGTTCATTGAATCCCACACAGACAGCAATACCCGTCCGTTATGCGCCATTAGAACGACACCCTTCTATTCTGGCGGCGGCACTTCCAACCGTACAGGTTTTCATTCCTTACCCAAAACCACGTTTTCCCATTACCAATTCTAAAATCTAAAGAAGGGATAAAAAGTATTTCAACAGACAAGTACATTGCAGGACGCTTATCCCACTTGCACAAATGGAATGCAAACAACGCCCTACTTCTATATAAAAAAGGAAATACAAACCGTAAAATACTTAATCCAAATTCTGTTTCTGGAGACCAATTGTCACAAATCCATTTCCATCTAACTGAAAAGGTGTTTTTAATATTAATGTTGCCTTGATAAAGATTAAACCACCAGTTGTATTTTTTAATCTTAAATGGCTTGTAAGGATTAAGAAGATTTTTCATCGCTCATGTTTTTAATTAATAAATTGTATAAATCAGATGCGTTGGAAAGCGGTATATTATTGCCGTCTTTATCAGTAGCTTTTAAATCCTTATTCTTTTTACCAAAATCCAGTTCCCAAATGAAATAGTCTATCCAGCTATGCCCGTGATTGTCGTGAAAAGCTACTTTCAAAACTTTTATAAGCTGCTCAATAACGATAGAATTGTCGTAAATCAAATTTGCCTCAAATGCACTCGGAAATAATCTTTTTATGCTGTATGCGCACTCTCTATCAAACCTCTGTTGTTTCCTGATTGCTTTCAAGCATTCTTTAAAAAACTTCTTAGAAAACGGCGCATAACATTTCGTTGCTGCCATGCCGGGTGACGGAAGTAATTCATCTTTTAGTTCGTTGTTCATCATTAGTTCTATATTTGAGCTGACGTGCTACTATTCCGGCACAGACAGCAATGCTTTGCCGTGTTCAAGTAGGTCAACTATCAATATCTCTGCTTGACTTGTTGAAAATATTTTGTATTTCATTTGCTGTTTTTGCCGGTTAAAAAATAACATTATTGCATAATCCGCTTGCGTTTTCAATATTCTGATAAATATTTCTAAACTCATTGTGTGCTGCGTTAAATATAATTTCTCTTGAACCTTTACTTCCCAGCCTGCACTTCTTCAGAAGAAGATCAACGATCCATTCGGAATCACCATCCTGCCATCCCGGATATTTATCCATTGTCTTTTCAAAATTTTGATGAAGAAAAAGAACATTATCCCCGCTTTGTTCAATTTCGCCCGATTCGCGTAAAAGATGCAATTCTGGCGGTTCTTTTGTTCCGCTACGATTCAATTGTGAAAGTGCGACAAATGGAATATTTTCCTCCATTGATATTTGTTTTATTACTCTGGCGACATGTGAAATAATATTTTCTCTCGTGCCTCCTTTCATCTCGGATGATGGTTTTACGAGCTGTAAATAGTCAAGGAATACGGCTTTGATTCCGAATTTTATTTTCCATGTTTTTACAATTGCTTTAATTTTTTCAATTGTTAGGCCGCCATTGTCGTCGATGTGAATAGGGAGTTTACTTAATTCACTTGCGCCAGACCACAATCTTTTCCATTCATCGTTATCTAAATTTCCCGATCTGATGCGATTGACTTCCGCTTTTAGATATCTCGAAAAGATTTTATTTACAAGCTGTCTCGCTTTCATTTCAAACGAAAAAACACCAACCGGTATCCCTTGTTCTGCGATCTGTTTTATCAAATTTAATGCAAATGAAGTCTTACCCATGCCAGGCCTCGCAGCAATAATGGTAACATCAGGTGCAACTAAACCCAACATATTTTTGTCAATGAAACTATTTCCTGTACGGATCCCAACTATTCCAGAATTTGATTTTGCCGTTTCAGCTTCTTTGATTGCTTCTCGCACAACTGTCCCAAAATCGTTCTGTTTCGAATCAATATTTGACGAAATAATTTCGGAAAGACGGTTTTGTGTTTCATCGTAAATCTCAAAAACATCGTTATTATCATTGACTTTTCCGATTATTTGATAAGATAGCGTTAGTAATTCTCTTGCGATCTTTAATTCGATTAATCTCTTAGCCCAGGATTCAGCGTGCGCGGTTCCAACTATCGAATTAGTTAATCGGGTGCAATAAAAAGCCGGCTCGATTAATAAATTATTATTTACATCCGCTTTGACTTCCGTGTAAACATTAAGCAAATCAATAGGGAGGCCTCTTTTTGCTAATGATTGAATAGCCCGGAAAATTATTTGATTTTCTGGTTTATAAAAACAATCTTCGGTTAGCGATTCCCCATGCAGGATGTAGGTGTCTGGTTCTAACATCATCGCGCCCAATATCGAATTTTCTAATTCGATATTATTGGGTGGTACGCGCCCAGTCAAAATGGGCGCATATTCTTTTACTTTTCGTTTCAATTGAGCCATGATTAAATCTGTTTCATTTTAATTCCTGTGTCAAGATTGCCGTTTTTCTTTTCATTTTGCTTCCAATTTTTGATAAAACTCGATACCATGCTTGTGTAATTCGTAATCGGCGATCCTTTGAAATACCATTCCGTTGCCTGATTTCTTTCGAAAAATGCGTCCGCCATTTCAACAGTTCCTCCATTGTGCACGAAGCACATTTGCACTTCTTCCCGATCCGGGATTTTAGGTTTTCGAAAAAGATTTGAATTGGAAAAATCGGGTGCGGAAATTTTTTCGCCTTCTGATTCTGATTCCGCTTTCTGATTCTGATTCTGATTCTGATTCTGATTCAAGGAAGCAATTGCATTACTATTGCTATGCAATTGCGCATCATCTGTATTATACCCGTCAGGCGGAGGAAATTTTCGTTTTCTTTGCCGCAACACTTGCTTAAAGTTGGTAATCTGTAAGTACTCTTTATCAGCGACATTGTATAAAGCGATAAGACCGGCCGTTTCGCACGCAGCGATCCAACGGGAGATATCGGTTTCTCTAATATCGGTTTTAAGAGGAAACAGATTAGCTTTTATAAGCCTGGCATCCGCATAAAAACATCCATAGTCATCCACCTTCATTATAAGCCTCGTAAAGAATCTCTCTTCATTCACGTCTAATTTATCCATCGTGAAGCTATCCGTCCAATCTCTCAGAATTCTGTTCGGCATCGTCAATTACTTATTTATCGTTTAATTTTTAATAAAGAACCTTATTGCATTCCGAATAAGGTCCCCCGTTGCTCAGTCATTTAAAAATCTTTACAATGCCTTCCGTTCCTTTTATTTCATTTTCAAATATTTCATCGGTTAGCTTTTGAACGATCTCATGAAGTTCTGTTGATTCAAGCCAGAATCGCGCTGACCCTTCCGTAACGTCAAGGCATATCTCAACGCGGAAACGGATAGCGTTGAATCCTTTGAAAATTGGAATATTCAGGATGAATTCCGTTGGAATATTTGTTGTAACATTTTTAATGAACGCACGCTCTTTGTTTCCTCTCGTGTCGTTCCCGTCAGTCGAATTGACATTAACCTGAGCATTCATTTTTTGAAATGCAACAAGTAATTCGGAGTGTTTATCCGGGTTGTCGAAGAATATTTTATTGAACTTAATCAATTTGATAAATTCTTCTTTTGTGAATGTTTTATTTTTATTGATGTTGAACGCTGTAAGACTTTCATCAAATTCAAGATGACCTGTAATTGTCGCGCCGTAATAATCTTCAGGATTTAATTGAAGCTGAATCGTCTTTTGCTGCTTATCAATGATGATAATTGCGACATCTTTATCAACAGACTGCCGGTTCTCAGTATGCAACAAAAACTTCCCGGTGTTTCTGATAAGGAGAAAATTCTTTACTGCATGAATATCTCCGTTGATGTCGATCTTTTGCGGCGGTTTTTGTTCAAGTGCCTGGCCTTGCAAAACGGTCAATGTCTCAATGCCGTTTTGAATCATTACATTTAATTCTTCCATGTGTTTGTTTATTTTGCGAGTGAAAAAATATTACCCTGTTTTTCATCCGGCCGCAACCGGCGAGTGCCGATCAGAAACCCGTCCTGATCGTACGTTTCCATCATTCCATCTTCGTGTTGTGCAAGATGATATAAGATGCCGTTGACAGTTTCTTGTTTCGTTTTGATTTGATTAAGTAATTCGCGGTTGGCTTGTTTCAGCGGGTCCATAACCTTTTTGAAACTGTCTTTAATCGCCTTCAATTCATCTTCCTCTTGATTGAGTTTTATGTAATTGTCCGCGAGGGATTCTCGTTTTATGACGAGTTCATCTTCGGTCAGCGGTCGTTGATACGTTGCATCATCAATTGACGATGCATTTTCTTCTAAGATTCGTTTCCGTTCTTCCGCAGAAACGTCTGGCATAAATTGTTTCATGTGTTTTTGTTTTGTTTGTTATTATTTTATCTCTTTAAAAATTCCTTTGCTCAAATAATCTTTTATCGTCTTTTCATCAAAAACAATCGTTGATCCCGTTTTGGTTTCGCTGATTATGTATTTGTATTCATAGCTTATCTCACCTTTTTCTTTTATTTCCCGGATTAACTCCAATACGTTTTCGTCAGACGGAATAAATATTTTTTTCGGCGCTTTGAACATCATTTTTTTACGTTTTATAAATTTCTCTTATAAATTCATCGTACGGTTCCTGTTTCACCGAAAACGAATAATCACCTTCGTGGAGAAATTTTTTGAGTTTCTCGTATTTTTTTTTCGCGATTTCAGAACCTTCCAAGTCTTTTTCGTTTATATAAATTATAATCATGCTCTTATATTTTCCGGCAATGGATATCCTTTTATTCTTGCGACATTTCGATTAACGAGTGCCCAAACGCTTTCATCTTTAAAAATAAAATGTCCGGTTCCCTTCTTGTAAAGTTTCACGCGAAAGAAAGCCCAGTCAAACCATTTCCCCCATTCAACTTTCGAATCTTCAATTTCAGTTTGAAAAGAAAATTCCGATTGACGTTTTTCTAAAACTGCAATGTCATTATCCTGATTCTGATAATTACTCAGGTATCGTTCATCCTGCTTAATCTTATAGCGATAGCGCACCATCTGATTTAATGAGAGAATTGAATCAGAATCGTATCCGGTCAAAAAACATATTGCTTTTAAAAAATCCTGCAATAACTGACCGTTCCCATTTCGATTATAACAATCCGTCTCAATTACTCCATTCCATCCCGGATGGACGATGTAAGGAAGAATGAATTTTTTATTTATTAAAAAATGACTATTGGTTTTCCATCCTTCCATACCCCATCTATTCTCATCATAATATTTCGTCAGCCGGTCAAATATTTCTATTAACGCCTCATCCATAAGCTGCCCCCGCGTCTGCATAATCATGTCCAGCATTCGATAAACATTTTTCATTGTAAATTTTAATTCTTTCTGCTGCTCAACAAATGCATTTATTTTCTTCTCCAGACCGATAGTTGAATATTTTTGCATATTCAACTTTTTGATAATCCACTCCCACGATTTCTTTTGCAACTCTTTTGCGAATTGCTCGCGGTTCATCTCTGCATCTTCCTTGCGCAACGTGAATGCGAATTTTTCAGTATCAATTCCCGCGGTCAAATCGTTCATTTTTATCGCCGTTTCAATAACCGTGTCATAGAGTTTCACCGCATTCACATATCGTTGCACAATCTCTCTGATCGCGCTATACTGCATGATCGCATTCTCCTGCGTTTCAACTTCATCGTCATCGCTCGTGAAATATTCTGAATAATCGAACGTGGATTCTTTTTGGTCGGGCTTTGTCAGAGAAATCATAGCAACTTCAACACCTGTTTTTCTTTCTGCATTGTCAAAACAGGTTCCTAAATATTCCGAATGACCGTAATTCTTAATTAGCGTAGAAAGTTCCTTTCGTGATTTTGAGAAAGCATTATTTATCGTCTCGGAATTGCACAATGAAACGATCTTGCAGTTATCCGGTGCGATTTTCCAGGCGTGCAGTATGTGATTCACGCCGTCCGAAAATGGCGGATTCATAATAATAAAATCAATATGGCTAACCTGAGATGCATTAATCGTGAAGAAGTTATTCGCTACCAAATGCGCTTTGCTCGCAGAAATAACGGCTAAATCTTTATTCTGTTCGCAGCAAATGATATTTGCGCCGGCCTGCTTACAACGCTCAATAATATTACCCTTCCCGGAACTCGGCTCTAAAACAGTCTTGCCGTTCAGGTCAAATCCTTCTATCATTTTATCAATAACGGAACTGGGGGTTGGATAAAAGTCTGCTTCAAACATTTGTAGATTGTTTATTCTTTTTCAATTTTTTCAAATATGTACCCACCGGCCGATTTCCGCTCTCCGCGAATGACCGAACCGATATTTCCGCGATTAATACCCAGGATTTTCGCGGCTTCGGTATGACTTTTAAATTCCCCAATGAGCACGCCGTTCTTATTCCGCGCGATAATTCGCTGCCGGCGATGCTCATTCATTTCTTCGATTAATCGTTTCGTGCGCGGTTTGTAATAATTCTTCTTAACCGGATTTTCTTTTTTCACTTTTCGATTACGAATGAACTTTCGTCGTGATTTTATATTAATTACAGAACCGTTGCCGATCTTTTTCACGTGTTCGAAAAGTTTTGAGAATACAAATCGTTTCGAATCAATCTGACAAATTCCGTCCGGGCCCGGCATTATTTCCGTGCCTAATATGTCAAATAATTTGTCATTAATAACTGCTAATCCTGTCATTTCAATTTGTTTTTAATTTCCATTCTTTCGACCCGTCCGAAAGAATTTTTTCATCAAATAAAAATCCGTTGTCTTTCAAGTCTGCAATTCGCCGGCGATATTCAATCATTCTCAATTCAGTAACAATGCGAATACCTGACCACCATTCTCCGTTTTGCATCGCTTCATAGAGACGTCTGCAATTACGATTAAGACGTTTGTATTGCTGTTCTAAAATCTGCTCGCTATGCCGGTTATTTTCCGAATGTTGAACAACATTATCCCAATCTATTTCCAATTGCTTTGTCATGACTATTTCGTTTTATCCGATTAAACATACGAGTGCTGCATCGCGCACATCTTGCGATGTTCGTCCGACCACCGGCGGAAATCCGCGCTGCCTTAGCTGCTGCTGCAATTCCTCGTGAGTGATTTTGCCGTCTGGCCCTTTCCAGATTTTTATAAATGGTTTTATTTCCTTCACCGGAAAATCGTAATGCTTGCACATCTCTACAATCCGCCGGGCCACTTGGTGATTTCTTCCAACATCTCTCCCGATGCTGGCCGCAACTCTTACATTTCCTCCGCCGTGCCAGTTCGATTTGTGATTCAGATACCCGGCTTCCACTTTCACAACTTTAATATTGTCTTTAATCGCGGTCAAATAATCCAACAGACCGAAAAAAGTCAGTTTCGACAACGCGATTCTCTTATTCGGAAACATCGTTGCGACACCAGAGAGATAAACGTCCGGGTCTATGCCGATTATCAGCATTGCGTATCTTTTTTGTTGTTTATTTTCCAAAATATTAATTATCATATGCCAATATAGCCATCGCGTAATTTTATGAATTCAAGCCAACTTTGCACGCCAGCATTCCGTTGCTTTGAAAACTCATTGAAATCCAATTCGGATATCATAAGTTTATCCCATCCGCGCCATCTCATTCCTTCTCGCAATACGTTGTATAACCTCACCGAGCAATCCGTTTCTTCGATGAATTTCGTAAATGGAACGTTGACGTCATGCGCCTTGCGCTCCTCTAATAAGGATAAAAGTTTTTGCCGTTCTTCATTTGTGAGACAATCAATTAATTTTTTAATATTCATGATTTTTTCATTTTATCATTCATTTCACATATTAAACGGAAGAATTATTTACTTCCTTGGTCGTTTCTGTTTATTAGCATTTCAAACCGGAAACAGCTTCTTTATCTTACTGGTATGTTGCATGGCCTCTTTCTAATTTTAAAGATGAAATGATCGTCCTCATTGCATCTATCGTGTGTGTTATCAATCTGCTTAATCTTTCGCTCAAATCGAAGATGTAAGCGGTCTCGTGGCAAAGGCTGTTGACATAATCTCTTGCCAGGGAAGGAGCGAAATACTTCTCCTGCGCCGCGCTGGAAACCGACAATGTCAGATATGCTTGTTTTTTTTCTTCCCGCAATTTCTTGCCATATTCGGCCATGAGGAAATTTGCCCGCGCCTGGATCGTTGTCAAATCAATCAGATAATCATTGCAAGCCTGAATATCCTCCGTGATATCTTTTTCGATTGTTCTGATTGTTTCGAAATATCCTTTTAATTCTGCTATCAATTCTTCATTCATAATGCACATTTAAAAAGGTGATTTATCAAATTGAATCGTCATATTCTTCCCTGCAACAGTTACCGTTTTCCCGGTCTGCCTTTCAACTTCCTTCTTGAAGAGTGCTTCATTACTGTTACCATCGCTCAGATGAATAAGAACGATATTGTTGACGCTGCTTAAATCGTTTGCAGCAAGCGTTTTCAGACATGTTTGCAGGCTCATGTGAGATTGTATCACTCTATCCCGGAGAAACGCGGGATTATCCCCTCGGTTCACCCTTTCCTCAATAATATCCTGACTGTAATTCGCCTCTATCATAATATTATTTAACCCCCGGAATGAATATTCGGAATAATAAGTATCAGTAAGGAAGAGAGTCGTTCCGCATTCTTTGTGTCGAATTAAAAATCCAAATGGTTCAGCGACATCATGTTTCACGTCAAATCCGATCACCTCATAGCTGCCTATCTGCTGCGATTTGCCTGAAACAAGTTTCATGGCCCGGTAATGTGAGGCGGTTCCGCAGGCGGTATGAGTACCTGCGGACGCCCACACATTTATTCCTAACGCGAGAAGACCTTTGATACTTTTCGCATGATCTCCGTGCTCATGCGAGAGAATACATCCTGCAACATTCGCCGGTTTGAACCTGATTGCTTTCTTAATTTTGTCAATCCTGACACCACATTCAATAAGTAGCATCTGCATATTGTTGTCGGTTAAGACATAACAATTGCCAGACGAATTACTATTGATGATATGCAGTGTCATTTTCTTTGTTTAAAAATTTTATTCTAATATGGAAGCGCTGCATCAACCTCTTCTGCCTTATTCTTTGTTTCTTTTTTGACCGGCTCGTTTACAACCGGAATCTCCTCATATTCACTCGTTTCAGATTTTGAAGAATCGTCAAAACCGATTTCCATTTTGTTTGACTTCTCCTCAATTTCATGTTTCACATTTGCAGAAAGTCGAGTTTCGGTCGGTTCGTCATCTTCGAATAACGCCGCGTCATCGCTGCTGTTGATGATCGTCTTAACCGCCCGATTGATGACCGTTTTGCAGGCCATTTGATCGGGGAAATTCTTATGTGCCGGAGACTGGCCCTTAGTTGCGCCCTGATTCCAGGCTTGCCTGATCTGATTCATTGACATGATTTCAATGTTCTTCGACCCATCCTGCATTTCGACAATCGCATAAGCCCCGGTAACCTCACCTCCATAATTTTCGAAGGACTGTTCGTGCGCGATGATGGATTTCGTTCCGGTGTCTTTATTTATTTCCCACTTGAATACATCGCCCTTAAAGATCGGATTGGCAACAATGGACTTTAATCCCGATCTTTTTGCGATAGCAATACTTCCCTGGTATTCGCGTTGAAGCGTGAGCTTATTTCCATATGCGATGAATGAGCATTGTCTTTTAATTGGATTTAGGCCCTGTATAACCATGTTTAAAAGGGCATAGGCAATACTTTCTTTCGTGCACGAATTGAGTACCGGATTTTTATTCATGTCTTTTACATCCTGTAGAATCAACCAGGCAGATTTCAATGCATTTGGCGCTGAATAATCTTTTGGAATTTTCAATTCACCGGCCGATTGCATGGCTTCAATTCTTTGTAATGTAGAATCTACGATATTCACAGATTCTCTTTTTGCGATCTGATGATTTTCTTTTTGATTATTATTTGTCATAAAAAATATTTTGTGGGGCCGAAGCCCCGGTTGAATGATTTTATTTTAAGCGACCGTTTCTAATGCTTCGGTTGTTTCGACCCGAAGCGTTTTATCTTTCGGTGAAACGATCAGAGAAATTAACTGGCAATTCGTTTCAGGAAGATCCGTCACTGATTCCCGATTGTCAATCCAAATCGGGCCGGTGATCCCGTAGTGATTCGAGAGCGTGTTGATAATATCAAGGCCTGCCTGGACCTGCGATGCGGTATTGGCCGCCGGATAAGGGACGCCGTCAACGAGCGTCTGACAGGTAGGTTTAATGCCTTCGTTGATTTGCTTTTCGAACATCTTAAACTTTACGAACTTGAATTTCTCGTTTACCCGACGCTCTACTTCATCCATCTTCATTTTCGTAAATTTTGCAATCACTAAGTCTAATTGTTCCAGATTCGCGAGTTCCTGATTTTGTGCCTCCTCTTGCTTTTGTAGCTCCGCAATCCTCAACGTCATCCGTTCGTGCGTTTCGCGGGAGGGGATTGATTTGTAAAGCGCGTCAATTGAGGATTGTAATTCGGATTTTCGGATTTTTAATTGTTCCGGCCATTCCGGTTTCGCTTCATATTCGATATTCTCTTGCAATGAATTGTATTCGGTATTTAATGCCAGATATTCCGCATCGGTATCTTCAAACCTTTTGAGCATTTCCGCGGAGGATGCAGAAACGCGATTATACTCCGTTTTGATCGCTTCCAGCGTTGTTTCCAATTCGGAAAGTTCATTTTTTGTTTTTTGGATTTCGGCTTCCTTACTCGAAATGTCCGTTTCGGTATCTTTGATGTATCCCGCGATGCGTTTCCCGTTTTCAATATTGGCAGCAAGTTTTTTTGATTTATCCTCGTTGAAGTTCTTGGTTAGTTCTTCTTTCTTTGCCTCAATGTCATGAACCTCATAACCGCGTTTGCAGGTCGGACATGCGAAATCTCCTTCGTTGAATTTAAGTTCTTTAGCATTAATCTCGCGCCAGGATTCAAGATATTTCGCTTTTTGTTTTTTGAAATCTTCGAGTTGTAAATAAGAACCCTCAATGCTTCGCGATATTATTCGGATATTATCCTTTTTTGAGGCAATTTGATATTCTTTTTCCTTCGCTCTCGTGAGCAGTTCATTAACCTTTTCCGAAAATTTAGACTTTTTGGATTCTAATAAAGAGCGCATTTTGTTTCCGATCTCACTCTGCTTTTTGAGCAGCGCAACCTTTCTTTCCTGATCCGCTTTCGCTGCCTCCGCAATGTCTGTCAATTGATTTTCTATCAATTGCAAATCATGCTTCGCGCCTGCTATTTCGGATTCAACCCTGGGCAATTCCGTTAAATCTGGAAGGTTTCGCTGTGCCTCCTCAATCCGGGCTGGAAGGAGAAGCAATTCGTCTTTGATCTTTTTCTTTTTCGCCGCGATTTCGGCTGAAAATTGATCTAAGGTTTTTCTTTGATTGAGAGCAGCGGTCAATTGCATGATTTCGCTCTTGTTATTGATTGTCGCAATTTTTTCAAGAACCTCATCATCCGACAATTCCCCGGCAATCTTTGTAAGAATTTCCCTGCGCTTCTTCCATTCCAGCGAATTGAAATAGGAAGTGTTTGTTACAAGCCGGAATACGTTTTCATCAAAGAGTTCCGCAATCTTTGATTTGTATTCTGTTTCGGATAGAGGCACACCGTTCCAGAAGTGTTCAACTTCATGCCCCGTAAAATCTTCTTTGGGGTTACCGCGCTTCTTAACCCATTTTTCGCGATAGACACGGCGTAATTCAACCTCTTCGCCGTTCACTTCAAACACTCCGGCAACCTCATGTTCTAACCTGTGATAAGGTTCATTTTTTTCATCCAACGTTTTGATTTCATAATCCATTCTCCCCTGGGCATCTTTCCTGAAACAAAGCCACAGGAAAGCGTCCATGAGTGTTGATTTCCCGGTCGCATTGCGGCCATAGATTTTGTTTTCATCGCCGAATTCAACGGCGAATTGCCGAATCCCTTTGAAGTTCAGGAGCGACATTTTTTTTAATCTTACATTTTTCATACCTTCGTTTTTTGTGTTATTTATTTATTTAAGATTTTTTACTAAGGCCGGCAGCAACCGGTCTTTTTAATTATTTTTTCTTCGTTACTTTTTTTCTCCAACGTTTTCCTCTCCTCCAACTCCGCCCATTGAATCACCGTCATCGGATTGATGAAGGGCTTCGGTTTTCTTCTTTTAAAAATTCGCATAATCTTCATCGTCTGATGTGCTAAATATTTCGCTTAACAATTCATCAACCATTCGCATCCTCGCCTGATATCTTCTCTCCTCCGACATTTCCCGGTCAACCTCTCTGGATGTGATGTAGGAGACGGCTATAAACACCAGGAATAATCCCGCGATAATGCCCCATGCTGCGAATAGTATTGACCACATAGCTTTAATTTTTTAATGAAGCGTCTAATTCATATTTTCTCATGCACCTCAGAATACTCTCCCACGAGCGGATATTCAGGGGAATGTTTTTCGATTCGGCATATTGTTTTAATATGCGAACCATCGGAATAACGGGAATGTGATTCATAGCTCAGAATTGAAAGGTGATGCCGAACGTGGCGATTACGTTGCCATTGCTGAGATACATGGTCTCAGCCAATATACCGCCCCCGTTCGGGCCTAAGTATCTTTTCCATCGCACCCCGGCGCCGGCCAGTCGCTCATTCATTTCTTTATGATCGGAAGTTTTAAGATTATAGAAGTAGCCGGCAATCGGGATGACTTCTCCGGCTTCGTAGCCGACCAATCCGCCCAATAATTTCCCTGGTTCGATGGACCGCCCAATCGCGATATAATCTGTCGCTTCGATCAATACTCGGTTGACCGTTGCAGATATGAATAACTTTGAAGTTGGCGCGGTATGCGCTTTTGAATAATGCACCCCGAACCCGGTGCCGATGTCAATTTTTGGTTGAGCAGTAGCCAGAATAGGTAGTAACAATAAAGAGAAGAATAACTTTTTCATATAAGGTTGTTTTAATCGTTTCCTAACATTTGTTCGTACGCTTCAAGTTCAAGTTTTGCCTGTTTCTTTAGCCGCGTGGTCTCCGTTGCGAGACCATCAATGGCTTTTAATATTTTGTCGTCTGTCATGCTTGCACTTTTGAAATTGACGTATTATCTTCGTCCTCTACCGTTTCTAACAAATCCTCTGTCGAACTAATACCCATCGAAGATTTTATGATTTCTAATATCCCGGCCTGGGTAAGGCGCGGATCGTTGCTATACAGGAGCCGCGGCAACGTCATCGGCACCACACCCACCTCAGAAGCCACCTTTCCGTACAGGATCGGATCAGATTTGATCCGGTTCAGTATATCCTGTTTGAGAACTATTTTCATTATATTGCGTTTGATTTGTGTATTAATGCAATGCAAATATAAGAACTTTTAATTCCTATAACCAAATAAAAGTTCCTATTTAATGAAAATTTAGTTCATGTTTAAGAACTTATAATTCTCATTAAAATAAATCTAAAAATGGAAGATGATTTTTATAGGATATTAAAAAATAAACGAAATGAATTCGGATTCTCGCAAACGTATATGGCGGATCGTCTCGGCATTTCTATGAAACAGTATCAGAATTACGAGAAAAATACAATACCGCCTCATGATAAATTAAAAATGCTGAATGAGATTTTGAATTATAGTTTTCATAAGATTATATATGAAGAAAAAGTTCTTGCGGAAATTGATAATGAGACAATGGATTTGCATGTACGAAATAAATCTTTGAAAGAACAAATTGAATTGTTGAAAGAAAGAAATAATCGGTTAGAACAGAAGAACGACGCGCTTCTTAGAGAATTGGGAGCAATTGAACAAAAATTATCCAATGAGCAAGAAAAAAGTAGGTTATCCCAAGGACGTGTCAGCGGACGGGCCGGGTAATCCAAATGTATGGATGGGTGCAACTGGAATTATTTGATAATTACAAATGATAAGAAAATATGCGGATAATATTAATATTAATATTCATTTTAAAAGGATTCACAGGAGATACCCAGGTTATAATTGATTCGATAAATGGACGAATTTATATTGATCGGGTCCAAGAGATCGGATTGAATAAAGACCAATTGAAAGAAAAAGCAAATCGTTGGGTTGCGAAAACTTATAATAATTCGAATTACGTTACTCGAATAAATAATGACGATAATATCCTGACGAAAGGCATTTTCACCGTTGGTGCGAATTTTAGAAGTTATGGAATGGTTATTTATTCTGAGCGAAATATAGAATATACGCTTGATCTGAAGTTCAAAGACGGCCGTTATAAGATCGAAATATCCGATCTGCAATTTAAAGGTTTATTCGAATCAACGCCATTATCAACTTATTTCATGAGCGCGGACGAATATCGTGAATATAGCCGACGAACGATGGCGAGTTATGTTGGAGCTGGTAAAAAAATGATGCTTAAACGTATAGATGATGATCGGAAATTTAAAAGGGATTACGACGCTCAGCACGATTATGGTAAAAAGATAATTCCGCAAATTGTCCAAAATCTTAAATCTATTGACCTTAGCTTATTAACTTTTTTAATGGACAACGATGACAAAGACGATTGGTAAATAACGATTAAAAAATAGAAACCACACCACAATGCAGGACAGTGCCATAGTTATTCTCATTTCAATTTTTATCGGTATCTCGATTTTCGCGTTCTTGATCCGTTGGATATTTTCGGTTGATACTCAAATAAAACAACGCGCGGATATCATTTCACTCTTAATGATGATCGCTGACAAGCATGGCATCGAATCAGAAAACATTATCAATGCCGTAAAATCAGATACAAAGCATATCCAACGTTTTAAAGATGCAATAAATAATCATAATGATAAATAAATAATCAATAAGATAATTCCATGACCGGGAAGAAAGATCACAGCATCCAAATCACCCGCCGTTTCCTACAAGCGATGGACCGCATCATCGGCAACCGGACGGACGGAAAAGTAACTGCAAAACAGTTCGGCGACGTTGTCGGCATCAACAGCAGCAACATCAGCCGGCTTCGCAATGCCACCCGCGACAACTTTGTAACCGTCGAGGCCATTGGCCGCATTTGTGAACACTATCACGTCTCAGCTACCTGGCTCATTACCGGCAAAGGAGAACAGTACAACAACGATGAATTATATGCCGCAAACAAGGCCCTGGAATCCCGCGTAAGCGAGGCAGAGAAAGCGATCTCTATCCTCGAAAAAGAGATCGCTGCAATGCGCAAAACGAAAAATAAATAATATTTTATCATTAATAAAATAGTTAATAAAATAGTCGAAAAACAAGAGGAAAATGACACGCTTTTAATCACATAACTCCCTGATAATGAACATGGAACATTTCCAACGGGTTAGACTTACACTGCCTTACAAGCAGAGGGTCCGCGGTTCGAGCCCGTGTGCTCCCACAGTTTTAAAGTCTTATGTAGTAAGGCTTTCATTTGTTTTTTATAAGATTCTTACGCTGTAGCTTTTATAAACGTTAGTAAAAACATTAGTAAAAGCTATGATTTCTTTAGGCGGCCCATATTGAGGCTTGCGAAATCCTTATTGTCCGATTATCATTTCTTTTAATGACCGGAGAATGGCAAGAAACTCTGCTTTGGAAGCAGCATCAATTTTCTTCTCATCCAACACCTTTAAAATATCATCCACTTGAAAAGAACGCCGGTTATTCAGTTTAAAATTGGACAGATTTAGGGAAATAACAAAACAACTCTATGAGCGGTCGGCACGGCACGTCAGATCGCGATTTCCTTTACTGCCGTCTGACCTAAGGGCAGGGTACTGACGGCTGAGCGAGCGGTGAGCGGTCGGCACGGCACGTCAGACCGCGATTTCCTCTGCCGTCCGACCTAAGGGCAGGGTACTGACGGCTTAGCGAGCGGTCGGTACGGCACGTCAGACCGCGATTCTTCTTTCTGCCGTCTGACCCGAAGACAGGGTACCGACGGCTGAGCGAGCGGTCGGCACGGCACGTCAGACCGCGATTTTCTTTACTGCCGTCTGACCCCAAGGACAGGGTGCCGACGGCTGGGCGAGCGGTCGGCACGGCACGGCACGTCAGACCGCGATTGTCTTTACTGCCGTCCGACCCAAAGAGAGGGTGCTGACGGCTGGGTACTTTCAAACCCTTTGTGGAGTGGTATTTCACTTTCTCAGGGAGACCTTAAATAGTAAAAATAAGGAACCCCGCAATTGCGGGGTAAATATTGAAAACATATTTCAAATTTCTACCGCTGGTATCTCCGCCAGAAATTAAATCTCTTTTTGTCTTTTTTGCCATATGTGTATCCGTAACCGTACCCGTAACCATACCCATACCCAT